GTAGCCAATTCGAGCAACGCTTTAGCTTCATGCGGAACTGGTTGCAACGTGGTTCAGGAACGCTCGCGGACTCCAATCCAGGCAGGATGATTTGGGCAGCCGGTTGGTATCGCATGATAATCGAACATAGCATTCCGCGCTCTGACTCATGCTCCAATAGCGTGTCACCATTCACTTCGACATGCACATCTGGAACTAGCGCTGGATTCCGCCAGCAAATGTCCGGCTTAGGCTGTACTGCGACTTCGATGACCCTCTGTGACGCGCTCAATTTCACGCTAGCGGGCTGGCCTCAAATTTCCAACATGAGCGTGAGTACAACGATGTGGAATCAAGGCTCCCGCAACTGGCTGGATGCCCTTGATGGATTTGAGCACTCACATTGGTGGGGACTGCCTTATTACTATGATTTGACTGGCGACGAGTGGGCGCACGAGCAGGTTCTGCAAGGGTACAAAGACACCTTCCTGAATCCCTATGTGACCTTCGCTAATTCTTATTCCAACCAATCAAGCAATAGTTCTGCCGGTCACGGCCACTGCAACGGAACCCGCGCTTGCGGTGAGTGGGAGTCCGACGCAGCCTCTACCGCATTTCATTTGCTGCAATGGAACGACGCGGACGCAGACACGGCGGCGGGTTGGCAGGCTGGCAGCTACAACGTCCCTGGGACCGCAATAGGTTCCACTACTCCGATGAGCGCGATGTTAAATGAGCTAGCCGTGGGCGCAATGGCTCCCTTTATTCGTGGAGGATTCCCAGCAGGTTGGCCCGAGACAAGCAGTACCAGTCCGACAAGCTGTATTGACCCGTCACAATCGAAGCCAGCCGACCTATGCTCGGAAGGCACCTCACCGCTAACCGGATTCATGCGACCGGGGCAGGAAGAAAATAACTGTTCTGGGACAGTGGCTCCGTGTGCCGACAGCATGACGAACACATCTCAATACCGCACAGGTACGACATTCCAGCGCGGCACTTACATCAACGGACTTTATGACGCATGGCAATTCATAACCAGCCTGCTTGGTCCGAACTGGCATGTAGCCGTCGGCCCTGCTTCTGCCTCCGGTGGATATTACTTCGTAAACGGAGCGACATCATTCGCCAGCGCCACGGGTAGCGGCGTTCCTGCGAATACGAACTCGGTTGTCTCGGATTGGGGCATGCGGAATGTGATGTATGCGGGAGGGCTTTCCACTCTCGCGGAACATTGCGTAAACTCAGGTAGTTTTACTGGTTCCGGCTGTATCTACGCGCCGCCGATAGATTATCCGGCAACATCTCCCGGATGCACTTCCAGTTCTAACTGTTTGTTAGCTTGTCCTACTGGATGCCACACTTTAACCAACTGGTTTGCCATCGATGGCATGTCGCTTATGTCGAACAACATTGCCGACCTTACCGGAGCAGTACAGTGGTATCCAATCTTCGCTTCCGTGATAACTACGCTCGATGCGTCGATGCAAATTGAACTCGGCTCGCACATGATTCAGCAGGGCATCAACTACATCATCGCCAACGGTTCGCAAAACGGTGCATTCGCGCAAACGATTAGCCCCAGCGTACCTTCCTTGACGCCGCTCTCATTCTCAGTCACGGGTTGCACAGGAACTGGGTGCTCGCACGCATCGCCCACCGGATGTATTGGGCCGACAAGCGGCACGGGGACTTGCACAATTACCTGGACAAAGCCTACTGGACTTTCAAGTGTTTACGGGCAGAGCTACCTGTTGGAATATCTCCCTTGTCAGTCTGGACATCTGACCATCTACGGAAACGACTGCCCAGCCCTCGGCAAGACCATCGTTCCTTCGTTGGGATTCAGTTCCACCGGGACAGGGACGTGCGGCTCGTCGAATCTAATTATTTGCCAGACAGTCCCCGGACCTGGTGCAACGCAGATTCAGATAGGCACCACGGCGCAAGACCCTACTACCAATCAGCCAGTCTTTGCGGCGGTTCCGTTGCCAGACTGCGGAAACGGGAACGTACCTTGCCCTGGGTACAATTCAGTCGTGCCAGGTACGGGCTGTACAGTGACTTGCGTCTATACATTCAACACACAGCCTAATGTTACCTACCAGTTTTATCTGGCAGCCTATGGAACTTCCGCGGCATCGCTAGTACCTACATCCCAAGCATTCTATTCCGCGGCAGTAGGAACATCTAGCGGAGACAGTCCCCGAACTTTCACGCTGACGGCTGGTTCTAGTAATCTCGCATCGCTGGTTATTTCAACTATGGGAGATTTCTCGCAGACCAATACTTGCGGTGTATCCCTAACCGCGGGGGCTAGTTGCACCATCAGTGTGATTTTCACGGCAACCGCAACAGGCTCGCGGACTGGCACGGTCGTCGCGACCTACACGGGCGGGTCGCTTAGTTCCACTCTTTCTGGATTCGGCTTGGCGGCAGGCAGCGTGATTATAATTCCTCCGAATCCTTGCGTTCTTTCATTGCCAGCAACGGCAAACGGGACTTGCACTTTTCAATCGCAGACCGTAGGACTCCCTAGCTCGGATAGCCCTGAACCCGAAACTTTATCGAATACTAGCGGAGCCGCGGCAACCAGCTTGAGCACTTCATTTACCGGGGCAGACCCAGGCGATTTCACCTCACCTAGCACGACTTGTGGTAGCAGTCTAGCGAACAACTCTATCTGCCAGATAAATACGACATTTACTCCTGCTATCGTTGGTGCGCGGACAGCCAATTTGAAAGTGAGCTACGGAGGGGGCGGAGGCCCGACCATTGGACCTCTTGCGGACTGCAATGAACCGACACTTGCAACTGCGCTTACCTCTGTCTCAGCCGACAACACGACGGTTCTAGTGCCTTCTGGAACTTGCACTTGGACTTCTCCACTCATTTATAACCCGACCTTCACTACGTATGTCATCTTTGGCAACGGAGGCACTACAACTCTTAACGACGCGGTTATTCACAGTTCCGGGTCGATGTTCCAAATCCAGATTCCAGTGGGAAAGACTTTCCGCATATCGGGCGCGACCATTCAACCTTTGAGCACCAATCCGGCCAACTACCTAGACGATATGGTGTCTGTCTTGGGAACCTGCAATTCGAGTGGCTGTCCTAATTTCCGCTTAGACCACATGGTGTTCACGGGTTCTACTGGGTCTACTTGGAACTCTGGTTCCGGTTGGCAAATGGATGTCGCTGATGTATTTGGCGTAGCAGACCACAACACGGTCACCTACCCATCGGGCGGCGGTATCTTCGGTAACGTCAGCCACGCTTCGTATTTGGGAGTGGGCCAGTACGGAGATAATTCCTGGACGCAGCCCGATTCTCTCGGGACCAACAACGCATTCTACTTTGAGGACAATACAATTACAGCCGGAGGCAGCGCCCCTCAGCCAGCCTTGATTGTGGATTGCGACCACAGCGCCTTCGGAGCGCAGCACGTCGGCGCTTGCCGCATGGTACTTCGCCACAACACGCTCATTAGCGCAGGTGGAACCGTCCACGGGACGGAAAGCGGCGGCAGGTCACGCGGCGGCAGGCAGATAGAGATTTACGGAAACCAGTTTACCTGCAACACGACAGCGGGATGCTCCAATGGATTCCAAGCGCGCAGCGGTGTTGTGTACGAGTTCGGTAACACCTATACCACCGGCTCCGGCTCTTTTTTCAACGGCTTCCTGCAACTCGCGGAGTTTAGGCGCTGGGCCAATCTCGGCGGCTGGGACACCTGCAACGGAGCGGGTCCGTGGGATAACAACGATGGAGTGGTCTATGCCACTGGAACAATCACGGCCACATCCGGCTCTGGCGGGGCGCACACTTTGGTTGTCACCGACACTTCCCAAAGCTGGACGACCAATCAATGGGCACCGGGTAACGGTTCTGCTTACAGCATCGTTAACCTTACGCTAGGAAATACCTACGGTTGGGAAATTAGCAGCAGCACATCCAATTCCGTTAGCTCAACTCTGTACTCCCAGGATTCCTACAATAGCTGGCCCGTGTTTAATGTTGGAGATACTTACCAGATTCTCAAGTCATCTGTCTGTATCGACCAGCCATCGCGAATCCTCAGCACACTGCTTTCTGGAGCCACACCGCCCACAGGCTGGGTGAATGAAGTTTTGGACCCATCCTACGAGTGGAACGACACACTTTCTCCCGGCTCTATTATCAATTTTGGGTTGATGGGTTCGCAGACTCTGAGCTTGATTGCGAATCGAGACTGGTATCAGGAAAGTGCAACTTCACAGACGGCAAATACTAGTCCCACTTCGCCGTTTAACGGCACAAGCGGAACGGGTTGGGGAATTGGGGCTAATCGGCCAATAAGTTGCTCTCTGTCTGTCAGCTATTTTGCCACAAACGTCGGCTCGCAAGGGACTCTGTATCAATGCCAGTCTGGGGCGTGGGTTTCTATCTACCAACCCTACACCTATCCGCATCCGCTGACGACTAGCAGTGGAGGCTCGGTCTCGGCACCACTCGCAGGAACCGGACTGGGTGCAACCGTGACACTTGCACCGTCCACTTATGCTTTCAATTCAACCGTAGCAGGCAGCGGAAATAGCAGCGACAGTCCGCAGACTTTTATCTTCACCAACGGCACAGCCGGAACGGTCACGCCGGGTACAGTGTCATTGAGCAACGCGGTGGACTTCAACATTCAATCGAACGGATGCACGGCACCTGTGACCGCAGGAAATACTTGCCTCGTAACAGTGAACTTCTCTCCAGCCATTACCGACATTGGCACACTGACATCAACATTGAGCATCGCATTCACAGGAGCATCGGGAAGTCCCGTAACGGCGGCGCTATCTGGTGTCAGTACGTCGCCCACGACTGTTTTTCCGAATAATCCTATAACGCCTATGGGAGTGGCGATAAAATGAGCAAGGAGAAGAAAATGAGAGCAAGACTTATTCTCGCAGGGCTAGCTATTGTTCTAGTCCTCACGATTGGAGCAAAGGCGCAGAGCAGCAGTGGTATTTGGTCTAACGCGGCTATCAACTTTCCGATTCAGGCGAGCGTGACGCCTGCCAGTTGCACGGCTCCGGCTGCGGGAGTGACAATCTACTGTACCACTGGAAGCGTAGGAATGCTTATTTCCTGCAACGGAAGTCCTTATATACCTGGCGTGGTGTGCGGAGGGGCAGCGGCAGGCGTGACTTCCATCAGCGTGAACGGCGGAAACCCTCAGACTGGCTCCGTGGCGCTTACAATACCAAGCAAAGCGACCTCTACGGCGACAGTACCAGGCGCTAGTTTCTCGCAGAACGGGGCCTTGACGCTTACTGCACCATCGGTAACGACAGTTATTCAGTAAGGAGACTTATGGCTAACGGATGGACATGGACTCTCAGAAACGCTGCGATAGTGTTCCTAAAAAATGCGGTGAACGCCTTGATTGTGAACGTGGGTGCATGGATGATTCTGCCCGCGAATTTCAACTTTCACGACACTGCGGCAATTTGGAATATGGCAAAGCTCGCAGGCGTGACGGTTATCTCTCGCGAGTCTGCCATCTGGATTCCGGTGCTGTTAAAGTGGTCATCCACAAACGCACAGCCAGAGGCGCTACAGGCGAAGCTCGATGAGGCGGAGGTAGCATCTAAGCAGGCAGGACAGCTAGCGAATAAAGCGGCGGATTTGGTTTCAGACGCGAAAGAGGTAGCACCAAAACAACCGTAGGTTCCTGGGCCATTGGAGAACACTTGGATGCACCGACGCCGTGGCAAACGATTATCGCATTAGCGCCCTGGCTGGGCGTTGCTGCGCTATGGTTCTTCAATCGCGGTGGAGATTGGAAAGGGATGGACGACCGCATGCGGACTCAAGAGGACTGGCGCAAAGAGCATTTGGAGGACTGCCGCCAGCGAGATGAGCAGATACGATTGCTTTCTAGTCTCAGTTACAAGCTCAGTGCGGCGCTGGAATATTCTGAGAAGCGCCTGACATGGTTGGAGAATCGCACCAACGGAGGCCCTAAGTGATTAGCCCAACCGTGGAAGTCGCGCTCATCGCAGCCGCTCCGCCGACTATGGTGGCTATTTGTAGCCTTATCGTGGGATTCATTAACAAGAGCAAGATTCAGGAAGTGCATTTATCGGTCAACTCTCGCCTCACTGAGCTTTTAGAAGCTACACGGAAAGGGTCATTCGCTGAGGGACAACAGCACGAGAAGGACAAAACAGGAGGAACATCATGTTAGGACTCGTATTGGTAATCGCAGCGGCAATCTGTTGCACCATCGCAGCGTTCTGGTATCCAAACGCACCATCTCCGATTCGTCCGCATCTCGGATGGCTCGGCGTGGCGTTGTACTTCTGGTCTATCGTGTTCGCGGGAGTGGCTACTGGATTTCATCGGTGAACGCCATCAGCGAAGGTCGGCTTGGTGCGGTGCATCCGACGCTTTCCTACCGGATTCACCAGCTAGCGGAGATGCTTGACTTCGACTTTGAGGTGACGCAAGGCCTACGCACATGGGCCGAACAGGACGCGCTCTATGCACAAGGACGAACCCAACCTGGAGCAGTTGTTACGCATGCTGCCGGAGGATTTAGTTGGCACAATTTCGGTCTCGCGGTTGATTTGGTACCTGAGGACGTTACCGCAGGACAGCCAGATTGGAACCTCGATAATCCAGTCTGGGCAAGAATGGTATCTGCGGCTGAATCTCTCGGACTTGTATCAGGGGCCGAGTGGCACGGAGAGGACAAAGACACGCCCCACGTCCAACTCACCGGAAGGTTCCCAGTAAGCCCGGATGATGAAGTGCGCACAATTTACATGAACGGCGGAATAACTGCCGTGTGGAACGCATCAGGCATCGAGTAGCACGATATTTACTTGCTTTTAAGACAGAGCGGTTTATAGTGGAGCCACTATGCAAACTCGCAGACAATTCGTAGGAAGCCTCACGGGTGGAGCGGCTGGATTCGCTCTTGGAATTTCGAGCATGACGCTCGGCGGCTGCAATTCAACCGATGTTTGGCACGAAATAGAGCAATGGGTTCCGGTTGGCATCCAAGCCTTCCAGAGCATCTTGGCTCTTGTCGCGCCTCTTGCTGCTCCGGGCATTGATGCCATCGCCCAACTGGTAGAGGCGGGATTCGCTTCCCTCTCCGCTGCTATTGACGCTTACCTGAACGCTCCTGCTGCGGACAAGGCGACTCTCTCGCAGAAGATAATCCTAATCTTCAACGACATCACGAACAACATCCAGTCGTTCCTAACTGCCATCGGCCAATCTGCCAACCCCATTGTGAAGATAGCTGTTGCGCTGATTCAAATTATCGTTTCGACCATCGAGGGATTCCTGAAGCAGATTATGCCAGCGCCGCCCGTTCTTGTTAGCTTCAAAGTCGGACGCGATACGGTCACCGTGGTTCCAGTTGTTCGGAGCCGCAAGGATTTCATTGCCGCCTTCAACGAAGAGTGCATAGCGAGCGGACACCCCGAAGCCAAGCTACCGCAGACGAAGTAAGGGAAGGGGCATGACGGAAGAAGAAATCAAGGCGCTTATCGAGCGAGCTATCCGCATGGCTTGGCAGGTAGGGCATGAAGGCGGAGCAATCAACGAAATCACCTACGAAGATGTAATAAGCGGAGCGGACTATGACTAGGCTTAAGCTCGGCAAGGATGCCCCAAAGTTCAACGAGAAGACCATGCTTTTCTCGCGCTACGTGAACGCCGCTGCGCCTCCACCGCCTCCTGAGAAGACATATTACGAATATAAGATACCTCCTGAAACCATCGGGATGTACGGCAACGACCTCGTGGGGGACTGTGTAGTCGCCGGGATGTTCCACTGGCTCATGCTTATCACTGCCCACGCTGGGAAGATTGTAATTCCAGGCCCAGACGACTGGAAGAAGGTCTATTCGGACATCACTGGATGGAACGAAGCTACTGGGGAAAACGATAACGGGATGGCTGTAACGGATGGTCTGAATTATTGGCAGACTGTGGGGTTGTGCGGCCACAAGATTGACGGATGGGCGCAGCTTGATAACAAGAACATGCTCCGGCGCAATCAGGGGTTGTACACGTTCTTTGGTGTGGGAGTAGGGATACAATGCCCTCAGTCGGCGCAAGACCAGTTCAATGCGGGGCAGACTTGGACATATGTTCCCAACTCTCCAATCGAAGGCGGACACTTCATTTTGGAATCAGGGTACGGTAAAGATGGCCGCAACTTTGAATCATGGGGCAAGGGCGATGTCAAAGGCGACAACGGATTTGACCAGCAATACACGGATGAGACGTATATCGTGCTAACTAAAGACCTCATCGAAGAAGCATCCGACCTGTCACCGACAGGCATGAACTGGGATGCGCTGGTGGCCGACCTCGCAGCACTGAAGGCATAAACGTGCAAAAAGGGACAGTATGAGCGACCATGAACTGCGAGAGTTGTACCGAGCGGAGACGGACTTCTTCCGCGAGTTAACCAAAATCCTGAAGCATAAATTTCCGCAACGAGCGGAGTCGTTAATCTCACAAATCGAAGTAGGAGGATTAGATATGGGAGCACCAGCAAGTATTCACCTGAATAGCACGACAGCGCAAGTCACGTTCCAAGAGTTCGATGGCCCGAACGGAACAGGTAGTCCACTGCCTCCGGTTGGCCCGATGAACTATGCCAGCGATACACCAGCTACGCTAACAGTTGACCCGGCTTCGGGAAAAATCTCTCCTGTAGCCGTAGGAACCGCAACGATTACGACCACGGACACCGGAAACGGATTGTCTGACACGAACCTTGTGACGGTCGTAGCCGACACAGCAGAAAGCCTTGTAGCAAGCATAACCCCCTAAGTTCCTTCCCCAAGGAAAGCGCAGGGGCTGCCTTGCCGGTGCTCGGTGGCTCCTGCGTGCTTTACCCCTACCTGTAACACCCCCGTTAGTACTAAGGAAAATCGGTACTACCTTCCTGCATTTTCCCATTGACATGCTATATAGCAGGTATATACTCTATTGTGTGGAGGCAATCACAATGGCATCAATGATGAAAGGCGAGAGGTTCTACGTAGCATACGACCCTGAAGCACAGAAGAATATCGTCATCGGTTGGAACCTGAATCACGAGCCGACCGAGGACAACGAGTGCGGCTACCCCATTTCGGACGGCCCATTCGCAACCGAGCAAGAGGCCAAAGATGCCCAGTGAATCCAAAGACACCATCATCATCCGCGTCAAGCCTGCCGTGAAGCGGGCGGCTCGGCGGGGAGCCAAGGCCAACATCTGCAACCTGACGGACTACATCGTTGACCTGATTACGAAGGACGATGAGTCTCGGCAAGAAAAGGAGCGAGTCCATGAGCCTGCGTAGCCAAGAACCACAAAACGGCCCGCTTGACTGCAAAGTCCAAATCGCGGGAGAGCAACACCAACAACACTTCTGGACAGGCCGAGAGAAATACGGTTGTTGCACCTGTGGATGGGAATGCGCATTCAGCGAAAGCGGAACGCACATAGCACTTCGCTGCAAGCAGGCCCACGAGCGCCACGCAAAGTATGGGATACCCACGATTCCCAACGAGCCAGAACCTGAGCAGGCAGAAGACTCTGAGGTTGGTTTCCTAGATGGATGCGCAAAAGCCCTAGACGAATTTGAATCTGGAGAAGACTTCGACGAACGATTCCAAGACGAAAGGGGGCACGCACTATGACCTGCCCGCAATGCGCTTTTGATGGAATGGTCGAGAAAGAAGGCTGCTTCCCTGAATGCCCGGATTGCGGATTTGTAGCCTACGACAAGGAAGCGGCGGCTCTAATGGCGGAAGTTCTGATTGAATATCAGCAAACCCAACGCGAGTGCTGGCCGGAACCTGTACCTGCCGACTACCACACGCAAGAGGCAGAGACGGAGAGGATGCGGGAAGCGTGGAGGTTGAAGCAATGAGCAACCGCCAGTGGGTAAAAGCATCGCGTCCGGTGACTCCGGCTGACGTATTTGTAACCGTGCTACTCGGGGCAGGGCTGGCTCTGTTTATTGTTCTGATGCTGTTCGGGTGCGGCAGTTCCAATCCGCAGAAAGCAGAGTTTGTTCTGATGGACGTTCCTAGTGCTAGGACCACCGAAACACAAGGGTACGATATGTACAAAATCGAAGGGCACGGAAAACGTTGTTTTATCGCGTCTTTCGGAATGTAGAAAACAACTCTGTGGTGCGAGGATGCAAAGTGAAGTTCCTGCTTACCGTGTGCGGCCTATGTGTTGGTTTTCAGGTGGTGGTGGGGCTGTGGTTCGTATGGCAAGGAATCTTGGGGAGGAAAGAGAAATGAAAAAGTCAAAGACGCAAAACCCAAAGCATACACGAGGGCCGTGGGTACTAGACGGTAGTGCTGTGACTGCAAGATGGGAAAACGGCCATGTAGTTCAAGTTGCCTCGCTCAATCACACACGCTGGTCAACAGACCCATCTTTCGATGACGTAGCAAGGAATCGTGCATTCAATCTCAGGATGCAAACAGAGAGCAACGCCAATGCCCTGCTCATCGCAGCGGCCCCGGAACTTCTTGAAGCGTGCAAGGTAGCCAGCATCGCCTACTGTGGCTCTACAGAAAAACTACGCATGATTCAACGCGCTATCTCTAAAGCTGAGAAACGCGCATGACCGACATCTGCCAATCGCGTCATCGAGGCAACCCTGAATCGGTAGCGGCGAACGAGAAGCTACAAGAACGCCTAAATCGGGGAACTTTTAGCCGAGATACCCCAGACGGAAGGCACTCCACTGAGTATGTCATTTGGATTAGTATGCGGGTGCGCTGCAACAATCTTAAATCTCCGGCCTACAGCTACTACGGCGGCAGGGGAATAAAGGTCTGCAAAAGGTGGAACGGTTCGTTCAAAAACTTCTTGCGAGACATGGGACGCAGGCCACCAGGGAAAACCTTAGACCGCTACCCTGACAAGGACGGAGACTACAAGCCATCGAACTGCCGTTGGGCCACACGGAGAGAGCAGCAAAACAATACCAGGGCCAACAGACTAATAACCGCTAGGGGACAAACCCTGACTGCCACGGAATGGGCCGCTCGTCTTGGTGTTGACCCTGACACTCTGAGGGGAAGAATCGACAGTGGCTGGACGCACGAAAGAACGATAAATGAACCTATTCACAGGAGACCAGCAAATGCTGCTAAGAATATGCAACTGGATTTGGGAATGGGAGCTACCGCACCATCAAATCACTGAGCGCCTACGCAGGCTAAGGAGAAAGCCGTGACCAACGAGAAATTAGCGTTTGAAATAACTCACAAGAACTTCACAGCGAAAGCGTATTGGGGCGACGAACCGGATGCGCGGATAGAAGTATTCCGAGACGGACAGCCCTACAGGACATTCGTTTACCCGGCATATCGCATATTCAACGTCGCTGCTCACTTCTCCGACATGGTAGAGGAAACTTTAGCCAAAGAGGAAGTGGAAAGTGCCTAAGCCCTTCGACTGGACTACCGACAGCCCAGAGCAGGTAAGCGCCCTGACCATTCGAGTCTTTGAATACTGGCGCAAGCAGCGGGAGCCGGAGCCGCAGATGGAAAGCGAACTAGATTTAATCTTTGCACCACTGGAGAGGAAATGAGCGAGACGAAAGTAATACCGGATTTCGGAGTACCGACCGATAAGGGCGGACTAGTTGTGCATCAGCCTAATCCTTACGATAACGCAGTGACTCCGATGGAACTTATTCAGCTTGCCATGAACCAGAACGCAGACATCAGCAAGCTAGAAAAGCTCATGGAGCTTCAGCTTCGATGGGAGGCGAATGAGGCTAAGAAGGCGTTTGTCTCAGCGATGAACGCCTTCAAAGCCGACCCCCCGGATATTATCAAGAACAAAAAAGTTGCTTACAAAGACGTGGCCTACAAATACGCCACGCTCGCCAATGTCTGCGACCAAGTTACCGGGGCATTGAGCAAGCATGGAATCTCTCACAGGTGGCGCACCGAGCAGTCAGACGGGCTTATTCGAGTCACCTGTATTCTGACGCATGACAGGGGCCACTCCGAGGAAACGACTCTATCTGGGGCACCGGACGACACCGGAAGCAAGAACAAGATTCAGGCCATCGGCTCGACCGTGAAGTACCTGGAACGCTACACGTTGCTGGCGGCGACGGGCCTAGAGGCTGGCGACGAAGATAACGACGGGCAAGGAGCCGAGAAATGGGAAAAGCTTCAAGAGTTCTTGGATGCCATCTCAACCGCTCCGAACATGAACGTGCTGCAAAGGGACTTCAAGGCTGGATTCTCGCAGGCGGCAGGTCTGATGAACACCGCGGCCATGAAGATGCTAGTTGCCGCTAAGGACGAGCGTATCAAACAACTCCGCAAAGAGGAGGGCCAGAATGAGCAAACTGCCACCTAACTACCTGAACGTCGAGCAGGGAACGCCAGAATGGCTCGTGGCGCGAATAGGGTGCGTAACGGCGAGCCGGGTCAAGGATGTGGTAGCTAAGACCAGGGGCGGCGTGGAAAGCCCTAGAAGAGCCTCTTATAAGCTAGAACTGCTAACCGAGGTGCTTACCGGGCGTGCCACGGAGCATTACGTCTCGCAGGCGATGGACTTTGGCACCGAGAACGAGCCTCTAGCCCGCACGACCTACGAACTAGCCAAGGGCGTGGAAGTCGAGCGCGTAGGATTCGTTCTGCACCCGACTATCAAGCGGACAGGATGCTCTCCTGACGGACTCGTTGGCGATTACGGCCTAGTGGAGTTCAAGGTTCCCAACACAGTCACGCACTTGCAGTACCTGATTGACGGCGTAGTGCCTGAAGATTACAAGCCTCAAATGCTGTGGCAGATGGCCTGCACGAGCCGCCAGTGGTGCGACTTTGTTTCCTACGACCCGCGGCTGCCTGAAGAGTTCGGACTGTTCGTCGTGCGATTTGAGCGGGATGACGTTGCCATCGGCATCATGGAGCGCGAGGTTGAGAAGTTCATTGCCGAGCTAAACGAGATGTGCGGAAAGCTGCTGAAATACAAAGGTGATGACAACCCGGAATATTTCCAGACGCAAGTGCCAAAAGCAGAGATACCAGACTTTGTACCGGGCAGCGGAGCCTAGTACGCACCGTTTCCGCGCAGGGACTCTCCCTATTGATTGGCGGTGCGAAAAAGAACAGCAAAAGATTTGCGCTTGAGAGCAGAGTCAAAAGCGCGCAAAGGCAAAAGATGAAGATTCTTTTATTCCAAGTAGATGGAAAGTTCCCTAATTTGGCTCTTATGAAGCTGGCGCGTTATCACCGAGAAAAGAAAGATGAGGTTTTCCTGACTCCGTTTCTCAGAGACCTAAGCCTATTCCAGCCTGACCGTGTTTATTCTTCTTCGATCTTCGAGTTTTCTAAAGAGCGTCGAGACAGGCTAGCTCAATATTTCCCTGATGCATTAACTGGCGGAGATGGTTATAAGCCTATTTGGAATCAACTGCAAATCGTCGGGAGAAATCTAGGAAGCAACTTACGAGAAGTGATTACCGATATCGACCCCGAAGGGATTGTTCCTGATTATTCGGACTACCATTCGTTTTCTCCATCGATTGGATATTCCCAAAGAGGATGCCGATTAGATTGCGGGTTCTGTCGCATGAAGACGCGCGAAGGAGAAGCTCGCAAGGTTTCCGGAATCATAGGTCTTTGGCGCGGAGAACCATACCCCAAAAACATAGTTCTACTAGACAATGATTTTTTCGGGCAGCCAGAATGGAGAGAACAACTCAAAGAGGCAAGGGAGAACAGTTTCAAGGTCTGCTTTAATCAGGGAATAAACATCCGATTGGTCAATGAGGAGCAGGCGCGGGAACTGAGTACAGTTTACTATTGTGACGACCAATTCAAAAAGCGTCGGCTCTATACCGCGTGGGACAATTTGGGCGATGAAAAGGTATTCAAGGCAGGTGTCCAGACTTTGAAGAACGCCGGAATACCTCCGCATCATCTCATGGTTTACATGCTCGTGGGATTCCGCAAGAACGAAACAGAAGAAGAAGTCTTGTACCGTTACAACGAGATGGCTGCGCTTGGATGCCTGCCTTACCCGATGGTATTTGATAGAACGAACAAGAGACTTCTGGCTTTCCAGAGATGGGTTATACGCCGATATTACAAAGTAGTTTCTTGGGAAGATTACCGCACAGACTATCGGAAGGTAGAACCAAGAAATAACGATGAGAAAGTGTTTGACTTTCAGGGATGACTTTTCTATGATGCATGGGACTAGCGGCAACACATCTGGAGGGCGGGTGCCGACACATCCGCTCTCTCCTCTTGTCGGAGGGGACTTGAGTATCCAAGCAATCAACTGGGTTTTAGAGCACTCGCAATCACGCCTCGGCGCACGCCACGTTTTACTCTCGATAGCAAATCACGCAAAAGCAGACGGCACTGGAGCATGGCCTTCGGTCGCAACAATCGCGCACGAATCGAATCTGTGCGAGCGTGAAGTCCAATACGCTCTACGCGAACTTGAGGGCATCGGTGAACTTAAGACTCGGCGCGGTGTAGGACGCAGTAGTACTAGCCTTTATTCACTCCCGAAAATGGCGCAAACTTTGCACCCCACCCCCCAGGAAAAGGTGCAAGTTGCGACACAAAAGGTGCAAAGTACAACAGAAAAGGTGCACAAAGTTGCACCCGAACCGTCCTTAAAGCAACCGTCCTTAGAATCAACCGTAAAGAACGGCACTTATAAAAACTTCAACTTCGATGAAACCCAAACCCTCAGATGCAAAACCTGCAACGGAGTTGTAACGAACTCTCGGGCTGCGATGAAGCACCATGTTTGCCGTGAGGATGCGCGTGCTGCTGCTGTGCGTAGGGAGATACAGGTGGGAGAGTGGCGAAGATGAAAGAGCCATACATAAGAATTTCCATGAAGCACTGGTCTAGGCTGCCGTGGGAATTGAAGCAAGGACTTCTGCTGCATCTGCCTCAAGTGTGGTGCATCTGGAAGCCGTACATTAGCTGGATTCCTAAGTGGGGGCGTTGGGTTCCGAACAACGTAGACTTAAAGTGAGCCGTCTCAAGCACCTAAAAGCTCTCAAGCCTCCGCAGAGCAAGCAATCGAAGCTCATGGCTCAGATAGCTGCGGTAGCGAAGCGCAAAGGCTTGCCCTGCACCGTGACGCTCAAAGAGGTGAAAGTATGTCGCTAAAAGGGAACGGTGCAAAAAAGGATTGGGCCGCGACTGATGCAGCTAAGAAATCCAAGAGATTACGGTGCAAAAACAGCTTCATCGCTACCGATGGTAGAGAGTTTCTGTCTAGCGGAGATTGGTCGAGGCGCAGGAAAGAATGCTTCGAGCGAGATTTTGGGTGTTGCGTCGTTATCGTGAGGGGAACAGACTTCTGTGGTCAAGAAGCGGTACATGCCCATCACCAAAAGCATCGAGGAGATGGCGGAGATGACTCGCTCGATAATCTCGTAAGCGTCTGCGCTTTCCATCACAAGATGCTGCACCCCGAGAAACAAGTTCGTTTAAGGAGCATCCCGAATGTACATCCTAACGAAGCGTAGCGCACCGAACGAAGAAGGGAAGTTTTCGCACCACGTTTACGGCTCGACTCCGCATATAGCAGTAGCGCGAGCATGGTTCCGCGCAACGCGCGTGACGGATGTATTTTACTTCGCACCGCAAGCATGGAACGCCTACTCGAACGACCGAGGATACAAGAGCGGGGGTGGGCAAGATGCGGAGAGCATCATTCAGGACGAGCGCATGGAATCGTGGAGAGAGATTCAGTTTCGGCAAGAAAAAGAATTGGCCGCAAAGGCTGGCTAAGAGGTACAAGGCCGTGCTGCAAGGGCATGTTTGGTCAAGGAGCGTATGAAATGGCTTGGGTTATCACACAAAAGAGGCGTCCTAGTCGAATGGGGGATACCTATTTCTTTGCTAGCTGCGAGTTTGACAGCGAACAGGCAGCATTAGAATTTATGGAATATTTGAAGGAACATTTTCCCGATGAAAAGTTTAGGTTGCTGGAGGAGGAATAGTGAATATGAAACAAGATTACGTCAGCTACCGTCTGGAATGGTTTTGTGCCATTTTCTTTTCAAGTTTCTTTGTACTCGTAGGGGTAATTTTAGAGAAACTGCTAGTGAATCATTGGCTAGCTACACACGTATGCAGGTGAGGCTTTTGACTTGCGAGCGATTTGGACTCTGCTCTTACGCTCGCCAAGCAGTTGACTTTGTAGTTCCGTGGCTGAACCAATAAAGGGGGATGGGGGCATGAGCGAGTGGCAGCCAGTGCGATTGAGGTTAGTTCATGATTGGAAGGGGCCGAAGGCTACGGATACAGCGCCCGAAGCCCTGGAATTTGATTTCAAGCCCGTGCTGCTACACGTCAGACCAACGACGGTTCCGGTTAGGACTCATTATTGGCGTGAGGTGGGATGCGATGCCACGGAGTTCTACGAGATTAGGCAAGACGATGCCGAGCGTCTATTTCCCTGGAGAAGAGGCGGTGTTTCTATTCTCTGCGAGCACGAAATCTTGACCGACAGCAACCCCCGCCGACAGCCGAGGAAGAATGCGCGGGATATGGACATCCAGAATATGCACCGGGAGAAGGAAGATGCTATTGCGGAGCCGTACAGTATCCGCCGCCAGAGGAGAAAAACCGTGGCTAACAGGAAGCCGAAGCGCAAGCCGAAGGGGATATTTCTGACTGAGACTGAGAAGGATGTGCTTATACAATTCTTGGAGCAACAGGGCCATTGTGCGGAGGAGTCGAGGCACTATAAGGGATGCACGTTTTGCAGGATAGCGGTTAAGTTGACGAGCGGCCCGCGCTGATGCCGCCGATTCAAGGGGAGGGCGAGTGAAGCCGGAACCTGTTCCGCAATCTAAGCACGAGGGGCCAATTCAGACCAGGATTGTCTCGGAGTGTTGGGACCATTTCGGGATGGGAGTGTTCGACGTGCGTGTGCACGAACAAGGCATTTCGATCAAGCCGATAGAAGAAAAAGAGTGGAAGGAACTTTCATTCGCGGACCTGATGTTAATAGATTTGCAGGAAATAATCCGCGATGCCGATTTCCAATTGGAGCATTATAACGAGACGCAGGCCGAGAAAATCAGAGTCCTAGAAGAAAAACTAACGAAACTGAAATCAGCAATCATCAGCGAGTTTCGCGCACGCAAAAGCAGAGCCAAGTTTTCAGTGGAAGCCAAGCCAGATTTTGCACCGGAAGCCCATGACCCAACCAAGTGACGTGAGGAGACCGAAATGAGTGAACCGACGCACACGCAGACAGGTGACGTGCGGAAAGTAGTGGAGGATTTGAGACAGTGGGCAAAGATTAGCTTTGCAACCGAGCAAGCCAAGGCCGCGATAATGGAATGCGCAAATATTGTTGAACGAGAACTTTTGGCCAGTGCAGCGCCCATGCCGGAGCCAACGGGAGCGGATGAAATAATCGAAATAGACGAGAATGGCAAGGTGCACGGAGACCCTAGTATTCTGGCTAAGTTTCCGAAACGAACACCCCTAAGCGATGCAGAAATAATGTTGCGCGACAGGTGGAAGGGAGACTTGGACAGAATACCACTAGGGAAAGTGGTTGAGTTTATGCAGTCCTATGCGCTGGCCGCACAGCCGGGGCAGAAAGGGGAGCGCAAGTGACACCTAGACTTACCAAGATGCAGTCCGAAGTTTTCGCTGCGATTCGTGACGGTAAGCCCAACAAGGTTATTGCCGAAGAAATGGGCATTAGTGTAACCGCAGTTAAGCAGCACAGCCACAGACTCTTTCGTAAGTTCTCGGTCAGGAATAGAGTAATGCTGGCAATGTTGACACGCTAATGAGCGACTGGGATTCGAGACATTTGCGCCGATGGATTGAAGGGAAGATTCTCTCGAAGAAAGCTGAAATCATGTGTGCATCGAATCGCATCAGGGAAATAGACCACGAGATTATTGGGCTGTGCGAGGCGCTAGAAATCGAAGCTGACGCGGCGGGGCAGAAAGGGGAAAAGGGAAAATGAGCGAGCACGAAATTTACTGTAGCTGTGCAGAGTGCGTGCGATGGAAGAATACGGTACTGGCCGATGCGCCCACAGAGCCTCCAGCCAGCGAGCCGCCGAGCGGTATCTACTGCAACCTTCACAAGCGTGCGATGAAGTTAATCATCTCCAGCGGATTCTACGAATGTTCTGATTGCGTGCGTCAGGCAGCGTCCTCCCATACAGAGCTACGGGCGGCACTAGAGAAATTAGCCGAGACTTGGAAAGTGACCGGAGGCGATTTGCTAGAAAGGTCGCCTCACTCTGCGGTCACGTACAACCAATGCGCTTTTATGTTACGCGCTGCGCTGGAGGCTGCCTTATCTGGCGCGGGGAGCGAGAAGTAAGTGACTATTGATTATCAAAGGAGACAGCATGGCAAGAATTGAAGGAAGGCCAGTCATTTCCGCGCAGGTAGTAATCGTCCTGAGTGAACAGGAAGCGGGCGCTCTGGATGCTTTAGCGGGCTACGGAGTTGATGCGTTCTTGGAAACCTTTTACGAAAAGATGGGCAGCGCATATCTGAAACCATACGAGGCTGGCTTGCGTTCTTTGTTTGAATCTGTTCACGGTGGTTCATGTAGCGTTGCAAATGTATTAGACCGGGCGCGAGACGCTCGTAAAGTTTTCAATGGCGAAGCATCCATAAACAATGGTTAGTTATTTATCTGGCGCCGGCGCGGGGACACAGCAGGGAGGGCAGAAGTGAGCGACCAAGATAGGATGCTTGGAATGTTTGTGGGAATTGCATTCGTTGCGTTCATCGCCTTACTTGGCTTAATTATCTATGCTTGCGTTGAATGGGTACGAGGTAAGTTGCGGGCGCGGCGCACCGGGACACAGCAGGCGGGTGAGCCAAAGTGAACAGCACCACATCAGTGAGCATCTGCGTACCGATGGTGCCTCCTTCGCTGAACGTGCAAAAGCGCATGAGCAGATTCGTGTACCGCGACCTGCGCAACTCCTGGCAGAGAACCATCTATGCGCTGATTCAGTACGACGACCGCAGATGGTTAGAAGCTCTTGCATTACAAGGAATTAAGATGTATCTTGATGTGAACGTCGAGCACATGCGTCTCTACGACAAAGACAATCTCTACGGCGCTTGCAAGCCGGTAATCGACTGCATCAGCAACCTTAAACTTATCCGCAGTGACTCTACTGAGCACATTGAATTAAGCGTAATGCAGGAAAAGAGCCACGAGAATTGCACAAGAATCCGACTCGCTCGCGTATTTTCTTGACAAAGCGTCGGAACTGGTAAACACTACCCGCGAACACTAAAGCATCTACCCGAGGCGGGTGCAGTAAACAGCCTATTCCATTTGCGATTCGCCATTGTCCCAGCGCACTTCGATAAGAGTGAGCTAGGCAAACCTTCCTTCATTCGCAAAGAACACCGCCACGTAAACCGCAGAGAACTCCAAAACATGATTAAGAACAACGAAGTCGAGCCTTTAGACCTCTCGCAGCGCATCTATCGCATGACGCAGAGATGGCGCTCCTCAGCTTGCTTTCGCGCTCGCACAACGGAAGTATCTCTTGCTATCCCGAAGAGTTTACAGCGCCACATCGCAGATGAATGCACTCGCAGGTCATACGGCGTAACATCCGAAGAGATTGAGGCCGCTAGGAAGGGCCAGGTGATGCAGAGCGTATGAGTGAAACACAGACAAATCTCTCTGGTATCAATGAAAATAGCCTACGCAACCTCATTCCCTATAAGCCCGGACAATCTGGCAATCCTTCAGGACGCCCCAAGAAGAAGCCTCTCACTGAAGCACTGGAAGCTGAGTTAACTCCTGAGGTTTGTAAGCGCATAGCTCAGAAGTTCGTATTGGCTGCCGAGATAGGTAGTGTTCCTCACTTCGAGCAGGTAATCAATCGCGTAGAAGGTAAAGCAGACTCAGGAGACGGTGAAGGGTCAGGCAATGTCTCTATTACCATCCGACTCGACGTACCGCGCCCAACAGTACTGGGGCAGACGCTATCTCTCAAAGCGCAAGATGACAACGCCGGTTGATGCAGCGATCCTCGCGGAGATTGGGCTGCTGTATCTGCGCAATAAGAATCTTGAGTCGCAGAACATTTCATTGCAAGGTGAGTTAAAATCAAGAGATGCCGAACTTTCTAGACTTAAGCAACCGCCGAATAAATCGCTGGACAGTGCTGAAGGAAGCAGGCCGCAATAAGTGGGGCCAAGCTATTTGGCATTGTCGCTGCGAATGTGGAACTGAGAGAGTCGTGCAGAGCACTGCATTAGTCCAAGGCCACACGAACAGTTGCGGATGCTACAAGAGAGATAAGCTGCGCAAGTTACGTAGTCCGCTTGGCTCCGTGGCCTTTAATAGGCTTTATGGAAGATACAAGGGCCGAGCTAAATTCGATGCATTAGAGTTTAGTCTGACGAAGCAAGAGCTAGCGCACGTATGTTCGCAGGCTTGCTATTACTGCGGCTCTCTACCGTCGCAAATAGAGCTAGGACATCCTACGCTCTCTCATCCCCGCGATACTCTGGCTTACAACGGAATCGACCGCAGAGATAACTCACGCGGCTATGTTATCGACAATGTTCTTCCGTGCTGCAAGCGATGCAACTGGGCAAAGCGCGACCTAAGTGAAAGTGACTTTCTGGACTTGGTTGCTAGGATTCATGGCCACAGAATTAAACGATAATGAGATACGTGTCAGCAGTGTGTATCAACCATGGTTGAAACAAGCCCAATTCCACAGCAGCCCTGCGAGGTTCAGGTTATTTGGTGGAGCGCAGGGACCTGGGAAATCATTGGCTTTACTCTGGGAAGCGATACTCCACTGTTTGCAATATCCTGGCTCGAACGCGCTGCTATTGAGGCGAACATGTCCCGAACTCGACAGCACGCTTATCGACCATTTCCAGAAGCACGTACTGGGCAAGATACCTGATACCGCAGCATGGAGGGGAACATTTGGAGGTCGTAAGTCGTTCAATCAGACGGCAAGATTACACCGCTTTCCTAATGGCAGTGTATTACGTTTTGGGTATTGTGAACGTTTTTCACATGTCTACAATTACGATGGAGCCGAGTACGTATTCATTGGATTTGATGAGCTTACACAATTTCCTTTTCGCATCTGGGAACATCTTCGCCTCAGGAACCGCTGCCCTGTCCCCGGCGCACGTCCATGTATGGCAGGAGCAACCAATCCTGGCGGTGAAAACTCCGAATGGGTAAAAGCCCTGTGGGGATGCGATGGTAAAGGCAAACGCACCTTCATGGGGATGGAAGACTACCAGTATGACCCTGCCGATTACGAGTTCATCCCTGCGAACGTCATGGATAACCCGATATATGCCAATGACGCGGAGTATATCAAGAACCTCAGAACGCTATCCCCCACGATTCGAGCGCAACGCTACGAGGGCCGCTGGGATAAGTTTGAAGGGCAGTTCTTCAGTAACTTCGACCCCAATAGACATGTTTGGGATACCCGCAACAATCCCTTCAAAATTCCTATTTGGTGGCCTAAGTGGATTGGAATTGACTGGGGCTTCGCGCACCACAGCTCCATCGGCTGGTACACAACCGGGCTTGTTCCGGTCGGCGGGAAGGTTAGCCCTGAAGCTCGCAAGGTCAATCTCAAGTATCGCGAGCTTGTCACCAAGGAAAAGACAGCAGAGCAGCTTGCCGAGATGATAGCCACAATGACCGAAGGCGAGACGATTAGCTCTATTTACCTAAGCCCTGACGCTTTCGCTCGCAAGGATAACTTCAGGACCGTAGCCATTCAGATGTCTGAAGCCCTACAGAAGCATGGCTTACCATTCTGTGCTGCTGCGGATAACGACCGTGTAGGCGGCTGGAACCTGATGTATCAGCTTATCGAGATGGATGACTTCATGGTGTTTGATACCTGCCCCTATACGATTAACGCTATTCCCGCGGTGATGCGCGACCCGGAGGACCTTGAGGACGTAAAGAAGTCTGAGTCTATTGCAGACGACATCTGCGACGAGACGCGCTACGCACTTAAAAGCTATTTGCAGCCTCGTAATATCCCTGCCGAGATTGTGTATCAGGAAAAACTAGCAGCGATTGCCGACCCGACAAGTAAGGTGTTCTTCGCATATAAGCACCTGATGGAAGCGCAATCAGATGGGCCGGTGCGGATGCAGTCAAAGCCTAAGTGGGCGATGAATCAGTGACCTGGTTGAGCACTTACAAGTGCACGCTGTGCGGATTTGAATACCCTGAGAAGCCATCGCAGGTGATGAAGAACGCACACCTTGACGAGAAACACCCCGAGATAAACAGGCCTTGTTCTACTGTGGCGCTCGGGAATCCGAGGGAAATTGACAGTAAATAGCTTCCGCGAATTCCTGCGCACGCTATTCCGCTCGACGGCTACACGGCTGCGCGAAGAGCGTATTGCAGACCTTGAGCAGCAGCGAGATTACTTTAAGGGACGAGCAGAGCGGCTAGAGCTTATTCTGATGCAATCGGGACGAATGAACGTGCCTGAACCGTTTCCCAAAGACTTCATTCCAGCTTATAACGCACAAAGGTCATCTAGGCTCAGTCTCGCAGAGCTTCAAAGGCAGTTAACCGAGTCAGAAGAAGCAGCAGCCAAACCAAAGGAGAACTAGCTATGGCAGCGATAATTGCAAACGTATCAGGGGTGAACACGGAACGCATCGTGCTGACCTCGAATAGCTCGCTTCAGATTATCGGGGGCTATGACGGACAGTTGCTGAACCTGATTATCCAGCAGGACGGCACAGGCTCGCGCACGCTGTCTTACACGAACGTGCCGAATGGTACGACCGTGAACTCGACGGCAGGCAACAGCACGAGCCAATTGCTCACCTACAACATCATCAGCGGAAACTGGGGCTTCTACGCAGTAGCAGTACCAGCAGGCGGCTAAGGAAGTGGAGCACGTGTTGTTTATACTGGATGCGTGCCAAGCTACCCCAGTTCCCACTCTTCTCAGCGATAAAGCATCGAAGAATGTCGTGGATAATATAGCACAAAGGAGAATCGCATGTCACACGTTGAGATTGAAAGGCGAGTGAGCAAGGCTGCATATTCAGGGAAGGAACGACGTTTGCCACCTAAGCCCGCGGTTGCGGCAAAGCCTCCAGCGGGGATTGCTTCGCAGGTTGTGTATAGCGGCCCGGAGCGAAGAAAGGTAGCAGGAGTCGGGCCGAACGGCGTAGAACGACGCAAGGTGCTCTAGTGGCCGCATACCAATCAAAGAGCGGTAAACGCTATGAGAACCACGAGATAGGCCGCGCTGCCGACCGCTCTGGCGGTAGTCCTATGCCCCAAACTAAAGCCATGCCGCAAGGCGAGGAACAGCCAGGGCAGGGAAATATGGAGCAGCCTATCGAAGAGGTGGTGGGTGCTCACGGCCCAGCCGATGAGATGGAGATTCACTCAAAACATCGGGACGGGCACGTGCATAAGGCCAAGCACCACGACGCACACTCGGCGCATCACCACGTCGATACCGCAATGCCTCAGCAGCAAGAGGAACAGGGCGGTGGAGATATGGGCGGGATGGCGGAGCACAAAGGCTTTCAGGCTGTCTAACCTTGCAGTGAGAGGGACGCTTGAGACAGGGGGTAAGAGCGTAGTGGACTCCTCCGAAGTGAAACGTGAAGATGGCATCTTGCAAGGTGCCCCCGCTTTATATGGCTGCGCTAGTACTCTTGAGTGCGGTGTCGTGATGTGGATTCCACCTTACAACGATACTTGCCCGCACTGCGGAACGGTTGGCAAGATTAGGAGACTCGTAATAGGACAGAATGCGGATGGGCATTGTTTCATCGTTGACGCGGGCCAATACAATGCCGTGGAAAAGTGACAAACAACGTAGATGGGGAAACTCTCCAGCAGGTCATCAGGCGCTTGGCGATGCTGGTGTTGCTGAGTGGAACTCTGCTACGAAAGGTAAGAAACTTCCGAGCGTGATAGACAAGGCCAAGAAACGGTCCAAGAGTGGATACTAACCAACAGCCTGAAAAGCAGCAATTAGCTCCCGGTATCGCCGCGCCTTATGAAGTATTCGAGGAGCAGCCTGTAAAGCTGGTTGACACGCAGATTGCGATTATCAAAGCGCAGGTGCAAAAGGTCGGACAGAAGGACTTACCAGCATGGCGCGAGGAGATAATCAGCGCGTGGGAGATGCGGCTATTTGATAGAGGCTTTCAGAACCTGCTCTATAGCAAGACGCAGGGTTGGACGCTTCCCGCGTTAGGCTCAGGCTATCATCCGAACGATGCCGGCAGCCGGGCGATGTTCAACGCCAATATATTTTCTTCGTACAAGGAAATGATTGTCTCGGCGCTGTCGAGGCAGTTCCCACCGACACGCTTTGAACCAAACGACGAGCAGAACGACATCGACATCACCGCGGCAGAAGCGGCATCTGACTTGCAGGACTCGGTAGAAATTAACATCGGCGGTCGTTCGCTGCTTCAGGACATAGACAGGCTGCTTTGCACCGATGGCCGCACAGTACTGGAGACGAACTATGTCAAAGACGCCCAGAAATACGGCTACGAGTCGGACAGTCCGGGCGTGGTGCCGGAGGATGAGAGCGGAGCACTCGACGGCATGGGAGCGCAAGAGACTAGCTCAGATAGCGGAGAAATATCAGCAGGGCTTGATTCCGATACTTCCGGGCAGAGTGGATTACCTGGACCTCAAGTGTTGGGTAATGCAAGACCTCCCAGAGGCCGAGAAACCGTTGTCGCACATGGCTCTCTAGAATCCAAGCTTCCCATGAAGGCGAACTGTCTGGGTGACTGCGATTACGCTCAGATAAGCAAAGAAGTTCCCATCTCGATTGCCAAAGCGGAGTTCCCCGATAAGTCTAGCCAAATCTCCACATCAAGCGCCGGGCCGGGCGGAGATAACATTGCGCGTCTTGCTCGTGTGAACGTGAAGCTCGGCGTCGAGAATAACTTTCAGACTTCAGACTCTGTGGCTTACGACGTTACGAGACAAGTAACCTGGTTCCGGCCTTCGATATTCTACGACCCTGACATCACTGAGCCGATGCGTGACGACCTGCTCAAGATGTTCCCGAACGGATGCCGCGTGGTGTACATGGGCGAGACGTTCTGCGAAGCGCGTAATATCTCTATGGACGACCATTTGACGCTGATACACGCAAGGTCTGGCGATGGAATGCACCGAGCTAGCTTGCTCAAGTGGCTGCTACCTATTCAGAAGGTGCTAAATAATCTCCTAGACCTAGCGAATGATTATCTGGTGCGCGGCGTGCCGATGACGTGGTTTCCGGCAGGGCCATTCAGTAAAGAGGGCATCAAGGCACAGACTCGCGTGCCGGGAGGATTTGACTTCTATGTGCAAGACCCAGGAAAGTTCCCGAACGGAGTCAGAGAAGCTATCTTTGTCGAAGAAACGCTACCATTCCCAGAACAGTTGGTGGCTATCATTCAATGGCTATCAGGAGACCTCGCTCAGTTACTTACCGGATGCTTTCCTGCTCTATTCGGCGGAGACACCGGAAGCAACGACACGATGGGAGGAATCGAAATCCAGCGCGACCAAGCCCTCGGAAGACTCGGGCCTGTCTGGGGAAGAATCAAAGAAGGACTCTCCAGTGTAATGCGGCAGGCGGTAATGTGTCTTTCCAAATCCGGGCAGGACGTAATCAAGACGGTAGGCAAAGATGCGGTGAGAGTCGAGACTGCCGACCTCAAGGGTAACGTGTATTGTTTCCCTGAGACGGACGAGAACTTCCCGCTAACCTCCGCGCAAACGGCCCAGAAGATTGAAGCCGCAATTCAACTAGCGATTACGAATCCTATGTTCCTGCAGATTGTAGATGACCCAGGTAACTTAGAACTAGTCAAGAACACAATAGGAGTTAGTTCGCTGATTATCCCCCAGCTAGCTTCACGCGACAAGCAGCTTGGCGAGATAGAAATACTGCTCAAAGGACAGCCTCTTCCCAATCCCAAGCTCGATGAAGCGATGCAGAAGGTAACGGAGATGGGGCCGCCTCCGCCGACACCGGAAGGCCAGCAGATGGCGCAGCAAATGCAACAGACTATTGCGCAGATTTCTCCCGAGACATCGAGCGTTCCTGTAAATTCTTGGGATGACCATGACATTGAATCCATGACTTGCCTTGGCAAGATGCGCTCCCCGGAAGGCCGGGCGATGCAGAACGGGACGCAAGAAGAGCAGATGGGATTCCAGAATCTTGTCCTGCATTACAACGAGCACGAAGCATTGCGACAGAAGAACCAGCCACAGCAACAGAAGCCTCCGAGCGTGAGTATCAACCTAAAGGATTTGCCACCGAAGGGCGCAGCGCAGGCAGCAGCTAAGGCAGGCATCGTAGAAGGACCAGAGGACTTTGAAGCACAAGACGTGCAACAGGCCGCCGAGAAGCATCCGCAAGTACCTATTCCGGTCGTACCGCAACAGTCGGAGAAAGTTCAGTGAGGTGGTTTCTTGTAGGTATTTGGGTTTTAGGAATGATTTGGTTTTGCGTAATAAACGAGAAAGATAGGCTCAGGAGAAAATAAATGGCAGCAGGTGACGCAGCGTTAATGGACGTAGGGGCGGTAGAAGCCCCGGTAGTCGATACACCCGAAGTTGATTCTGGCACAGTCGAGCAGGTTGACCAACCAGAACAGCAGCAACAAACTGACGGAGCGCAACAACCGCAGCCTTCCTTTGAAAAAGACGGAAAGCCTTCGCAGGCTGCGCTCAAGTCAGCATTCCAGAAGCTGAGAGAGTTAGACCCCAAACTGGCCGAGCATATCCGCGGGCAGTATCACCTGGAAGGTTCTATCCGCAGCATGTTTCCCGGTGGAGTGCAAGAGGCCCGCGCATTAAAAGAGACATTCGACACGCTGGGCGGTGAAGAGGGCATTACCACTCTACGCACCGAGGCGCAGGAATATGCCGACGAACTGGCGATGGTATCGGAAGGCAATCCGAAGGTCGTAGATAATATCTTCGCAAGCTCACCGGAAGGCGCAGCGAAACTTACAGAGTATTCCTTCAGTAAGCTGCGCAATGTTAACCCGGAACGCTACGCCGCTATTTCGATGTCGGGATTCTCTGACGTTCTCAGGCAGAACGGATTCCCTGATGGCGTGAACACGATGGCCGCTGCTATCGGCGCACTCGTTGAGGACATCGCCAACGGCAAGCAGGAACGCGCACACGACCAAGCCTCTAATCTCTCAGCATGGTTCAAGAAGTTTCAGCAGATGGGAGCAAAACCTGCCGGACAGCAGGAAGTTGATCCGCGGCAGAAGGAATTAGACACCCGCGAGCAGACTATCAGACAGCAGGAAGAGGCGAACTTCCGTACAGGGTTCAACACCAAGCTGAATTCCGAACTTGTCATCCCTTCATTCAAGAAGATGATGGGAGAGTTCTTCAAGGGAAAGAATCTCACCACCGAGCAGAAACAACGCATCGAGAAGAACTTCTATACCGATTTAGCCGAGGAGTTCTCGAAGGACGACGCCTTTAAGAGCAAGCGCGACATCGTGCTGAAGCGCAAAGATGAAAAGGCGCTGATGAATCTCTACCGCCCTCGCTTGGAAGAGATTGCCCCGAAAGTATTCAAGTCTGTAACGGTTGGACTAGGTTGGCGGCGCGCGCCGAACGCGACGGACAATCTGGGTAATGGGAACGGCAACGCAAATCCCGCAATGCTAGCAGCCAAACCCCGCAGCGAAGACATCAACTGGGATAAAGACAAGTCTCGCGCCCGCTTCATGCGAGGCGAAGCCACCTTGCGAAATGGCAAGGAAGTGAAATGGGACTGGAACGCCGTAAAATGATTTTCCGACACAACCGCGACGCAGGTCCACGCCTGCGATACCAAAAAGCGCAAGCGGAAGTGTCTTCAAAAGCGCGAATCATTAGAGACGCGCTGAAACAGGAGAAGTAGAGCGGGCGGCTGGAAACCGCCTGAGCCATTGCCCTGAATCTACAGGAGGATTCCGGCGAATGAGAACGAATATGAGAGCACCACATGGCCTCACCAGTTGCAGAAGCAGCGGTAGAGGGAATCGAGCTAGAAGCATACATGAAGCAGATTCCCGACCTCATCGGGAAGTTCAAAACGCTGTACAACAAAATCAAAGGGGCGGTTAAGACTTATCCGACTGCCTACATCACAGCAGCACCCGGAAACATTGGAGCGACGACAGGCGTGGCGCAACGTCCTGCCTTTCGCGTTCCGATGCGCATTCAGTCCGGTTCTCCCATCCAACAGAATACAGGTGACGGTGACTCACTAGGGCGCGGAACCGGCTCGCAGTGGGTATCGGGCGACATCCAGCCTGTGTTCGTGGTAGGCGGCTGCGAGATAACTTACCTTGCTCGCCGGGCAACTGACGGTGGCAAGCGTGCAATTACCACAGTCCGCTCTCAGGAGCTAAAGAACGCTCTTGAAGTATTCATTCACGGACTGGAAACATTGTTCAACCGCGACGGTTCGGGAACGCTTGACCAGATTCCCACGACTGCCACGGTAAACAACTCAACCGGAACGGGCGTGCAATACAGCTCGATTACGGGCATGAACAATGCGAACCAGTTTACCGACCAGCAGGTTGTGCAAGTATTCTCGGCAGTAGGCGGCACGAACCGCGGCTCGTTCACTATCAGCTATGTGGACGGTGTGGCGAATGCCATCTACAGTTCGCAAGCACTGCCTACTGGCACAACTACCGGCGACTTCCTGATGATTGCAGGAACCACCGGAGCCACCAACTCAAGCATCGCGGGGATTCAGACTTACCAGGTCAACGGCAACTCAGGGACAGTGCTCGGCATCACACGCGCTAACTTCCCTGGCCGCTTGTCCACTCCCACGATTAACTTGGCAGGCGGCGCTTTGACTCCCGTTGTTCCGTTCCGTGCGCAGGTGCTGGTTGACCGCGCATTAGGGCCGGACACCGAGGAAGCAGAGTCCATGATTTGGTACACAGGGCCGGGCCAGCAAATCCAAATCAACAATCTGTACCAGAACGTAGTCATCGCCAACGCTCAGGAGATTAAAGGCGATGAGCAACTCGACATGGTCAAGAAGTACATGCCGCAAACTTTCGGGGGCCGTGAATTGCTTATCGGCTACAACGCTTCACCCGGAAGGGTTGACGGTCTGTGCCTTTCGACTTGGGGCTTAGTGGAGTTAATCGAGCCAAGCCTTTATGATTTCGGGAATGGGGTAACTACGATGCCAGTCCCAGACCCAAGTGGTAACGGTTGGCTAACTAGTAATATCTTTTACCATCACGCTTCGCTAAATTTATTTAATAGCAATATGCGAAGTGGCGTGTATATCCAAAATGCCGCAGAACCAGTGATTTAGCTTCTACTAAGCTAAACGTTTTACGGGTAAAATATGTATCTCGCTGGTGCAACAGCGGGGAAACAAACGGCTAGGGCGGTTGCCAGTACAACCGCCCGATGCCGACCTTACTGGAGGAAATATGCCGAGAAAAGACAGGGAATCTCAAAGAAATTACCAACGTGAGTGGGAAAGAAAACATCTTGAAGACCCGGAAAACAGAAAGATTTATAACGAACGAAAGGCAGCCGAACGCCGTAGATTCAGAAAGTCAAATCCTGATGTGGCGCGTGTCCAAGATAGGCGCGACTGGCTCTGGAAGCAATATCGTGTCACTCCTGATTGGTACGATTCTAAGTTCGCAGAACAAAAAGGACTTTGCGCTATCTGCAATAAACCGGAATCGGGAGTCCATTGGCGCACTGGCAGATTTGCCCGTCTCGCTGTTGACCATAACCATGACAGCGGAAAGGCTCGCGGGCTTCTCTGCGCAAAGTGTAATCAGAATCTTCACATCGTTGAGATGTTTGTTAGCGGATTTGCAAAACCCGATTCTTGCGCCGAGCGAGCTTTGCAGTATTTGAAGTCGTATGAATAAACAGGAGGCATTGTGCAGGGAGAGGCACATCCCGTTGTTTCTCCCTGCATGATGTATCAGGAGAAAACATGAAACAGGCAACAGTAGAAACGCTAGTAGGCGCAGGATGCGAAACGCCAGCATTCAAGATGGAGGAATTTCCTCTTGAGGCGTTGAATGATTTCGTCATCGTGCAGCGCAGGCAATCAGCCGCAGTTATAAAAGAAGGGCAGCTTTATCTGAAAGATGAAACTCTATTCTCCGCTCCTGGCGAGGCTAAAAAAAGCAACATTGCCAAGGTCATAGCGGTAGGAGAGGGGCGCATCATCGGAGGCAATTTGGTTCCTTTGAGTTTGAAAGTTGGGGACGAAGTTGTCATTACGAAGTATGGCGGTACAGATTTTGAACTAGATGGCGAGGAGTTTGTGCTGTTGAGAGTTGGTGAAGTGTACGCTCGAAGGAAAAATGCTGACTATTCCGCGACATGAACGGCTAACCTGCCCTCCTGAATTTCAGGAGTTAATCACCGAGCGATTCGGACTCAATCGCTTCGATGAACCGAACTTCAAGATTGTGTGGGGACAGACGGAGACAACGACAGTCGCAGGAATGGGGGTGTATGAACCGCGATTGCTTTGCAGTGGTGTAGCCTGTTGGAACATTCTTAGGTGGAAAGCACCAGAAGCGTTCGGGACGCCGGAATCTTGGTATGCGGAGAACGCCGACCCGGACAACCCAGGATTTTCTATCCTCGGCCCTTACCCGGAGAAGGGAGCTTATGAAGTTCTCACTCCGCTCGTTGAACAAAAAATAGTCGATGGAAATTTGTCCGTGAAGTCTCTTCCTCTTGAGCACGTAATCATCGACACCATGATTCCTTTGATTGAAATGGCTCAACATCTATCTAAATTTGAACTTATGGCGCTCAAAGCAGAAGAGGAGCGAAAAGAAAACGAGCGCATGGTCAACGAAATAGCCGACCGCTTAGAGAGTGACCTACCTGCTTTCTATGGCCCGGTTTCCTACGAAGGCCAGCGCAACCGGACGGCTCTTATCACCCGCAAGATGGAAAATGTAGAAAGAGTGTGGAGAAGCATTCCCGACAAGGTGCTCAGGAACCCGAGGCGCGGATTGTTTCAGAAGAACTAAACTCAGGAGGAACTAATGGCCGTAAACGCAACAATCTCAAGCGACAGCGACAACGCAACCAGGATGAGCAAAGCACTAGAGAAGCAGATGTCCGACCCTCCGCGCATGGTAGGCGATATGAACGCAGGAAGGGAAATAAAGTACTGGGTTTACATATTCAATCTTAGCGCCATCGAGCAACGCATTCAGAGGCCGTGGGCGCACGGCGGCTGCGTAGTCATTCCGGCGCGAGAGGAAGGCAAGGAATACAGCGAGCCTTACGCGATTCCTGATGTGATTCAGGAAAAGAGATTCGTTTCAGGGGCGAGCGAGTTCTCAACCGTTGGACGAGACGGGAAGTTCTACGCCCAAGACGTTCTGAACCCAGACGACCCGATGGGCGATTGGAAGTCAGTGCGGCCAATCAATCAAGGACAGACGACCAACATAGGAACTAACCTTTACAACTTCGGGTGCTTCTGGACGCTCTCCAACCCACCGGAGCCGAAGGCGCTGGCAAAGGCAAAAGAGCGCATGGAGGCTTTCTACAACCAGAAGCTGCAAGAGGCCGAAACACTGTATGCGGCGCAGCAAGACCCGAAGTACAACGGCGACCGCGTTGGCCTCGTTCATCACACCGCGGCTGATTATTTCAAAATTGAAACTGTGTGGCACAGGAAGTTCACGGCAACCCAGGATTGCCCCGGCTGCGGAGGGACGATTAAGCAGGGCATCGTGCTCTGCCCGCATTGCAAAGCGGTGCTGGACGAAAAGCAGGCTAGGAAACTCTACCCGGAGATGTTTGCGGGGAAGTCCTAAAATCTTCATGGGAAGGATTGCATTCAACGAACTCCCTCCTGAGGGTTTGCGTGCGGTTCTTCCCATGATGCTACAAAATGCCAGTTAACCCAGTCCAGGCGTACCCTGTAGTCGAACAAGTCATGAACAGGGCGCGTGCGTACATCAATGACGCCTATCAGGGAGGCGCTGGCCGGATTCTCACCGACACCGCTCCCTTCACCATCGAGTACCTCAACGGAGCTTTGGAATATCTTCAGGACGAACTCCGCGACTACGATTCCATAACATTAGTGCGCGACAATTACATCATGACTCCGATTACTCCGGTCGTGAATGTTGACCCCAGTGTGCAGATTAACGTGAGCTTCACTGGATTTTACGATGGGACGATTCAGCATGCGCTGCCTACTCTTCCTTCAGATATGCTTGTGCCTCTTCAGCTATGGGAAAGGCAGAATGGTTCAGGCCTTCCGTTCTCTCTGATGTTTCAACCGCAGAACGGACTCTGCTCGGACTATCAAGGACAACTTCTCTATAACTGGGAGTGGCGCAACGACGCAATCTGGATGCTCGGTTCAACCAGTATCGAGGATTTAAGGCTTCGCTATCAGGCGCAGCTATTGCCCCTTGCTGCTTCAAGTCCAACCAACAATTTCGCCAACGTAAGCATCGTTATTCAGGCTTCCACGGAAGCTATGGCGCACCTTGTGGCCTACCGTTACGCACGCGCCCGCGGTGCGCAGATGGCCCAACTCTTCAAGGCGGATGCCGATGACGCCTTGCGCAGCATCATGAATCGGTACGTGAAGCAGGACCAGGGAATCCGCCACGAGCGGCAGCCGTATAACCGCGATTCAGACGGCTGGAAGATTCCGGGGATGGCTTGAAGCCCGCGAGGAGCGGACAAACCTTTAACTTGGGACCGAGGAGGCCCTAAATAACATGGCATACACAGCAACTAAGACTCTGAATCCAGCGCTTTTCGCATTTCCTTCTGGAGTAGACAATACCGAGCATACCGTTATTCTGCGCGGAACCTTGGTAGAGAATGACACGGCGACGGAATACGTTCCGGGCGGAGTAGGAAGTACCGCTTTTCAAGTGACGGCATTTTCCGCGGTGGGTCTTGTCACCTATTCATCCCTTAAGGGCGTTCCGCTCGTTAATGGGCAGCTTGTCGTCATCTACAATACTGCATCGAACACCAATGACGGCACATTCACGGTTTCAAATGTAGTGGCGTCGAGTACCAGCGCCGGAACTTTTACAGCCGTTCCGCTCACAGGAAAGACTCTTTCAGGAACAGGTCAGACCGGGCAGACCGCGCAAGGCGTTGGGCAGTTGCACTTCGGCGTTCAGGCGCTTATCCCGCAGACGTTCACCGTTACCGCTGTTTCCAACACGGGCGGGCAGGTGACTTACACTTACACCACGCTAGTAGGCCCGCAGCTTCAGGCCAGCCAATCCGTAACGATTGCCGGATGCACCAACGCTGCCAATAACGGAACGTTTACCATCAATTCCATTACGCAGACTTCCTCGACGGCAGGCTCTTTCATCGTAACCAACTCTGCGGGCGTAACCACCGATTCAGGGACTGGCTCGGGTAACTTCCAGGCTGGTCTTCAGACGTTTGCGAGAAATGGTGTTCCCGTGGTGCAAATGACTTTCTTCTCCATCAAGGGCTACACCTACGTTTGGAATACGACCAACTCCACCGTTCAGATTTTCTTGACCGGAACAAGCTCGGGAGCAGTACAGAACGAGGCTGGGCTGGGAGCAACCGTGGCCTTCGATGGAACGATTCGGTTCGAGGCTATTTACGTCAGGGGCTAATGCCTAATACGCAATTTGAACCAGATTCAACGCTGACTACCTTTGGCGGGCTCGTAACAGAGTTGAACCCTGCCGACTTGCCCGCAGGTTCTTCGCCTCTGTGCTGTGATTGCGATTTCACCATTGGCTCAGTCAAGACACGCCTGGGGCTATCGAGCGTCTATATGCCCGTCGATACAGGACAGAACTTCAATTACGTAAAGTCCTATGAGACGGGGGATGGAAGCGTGCTGACGCTGGCGCTCGATACTGCCGGGAATATGTGGTACGAAGCAGTTGCGGGGATGGACGAAGGTTCCGACCCTGGCGTTCTGACACCGTTCTTTTCAGGAATCGACCCGAACTCTTTTGCTAAATCCGTTACCTACGATGACCGGGAATTCATTGCTATATCGGACTTGCAGGAAGGTACGGACATTCCGCGGCAGTTCAGTGTCAATGACAATGGCATAGGTTTTAACTTCGATAGGATTTCGCAAGTAGGGCCGGGCGCTGGTTGTCAGATAACATCGACTACGCTGAGCTACCCTGTGAATCCTATCTTTCAGATTGCCCCTGAGATTTTGGGAGACGGAAGCAGCAATTACTACATGCTATGGTCTGCCGGGCCGACGCTGAACACGCCAGGAAACGTCATCACATTTTACGGGCTTACCGGAACGACTTGGGGTGGAGCGCAGGTTGACCCTCCGGCGAGCAACCAGCTTCAGCCTGGGGATAACGTCGTCATTACCGGCCTTCAGACTATCAGCGGGTTCAACCCGAACAACGGCGCAGGGGGAAACCCGGTTTATTACACGGTGACGAGCATTGGAACCGCTAGAACTTCAGGCGGCACGATTCATCCGATATTTACGATTCAAGTAAATCAGATTGGATTCTTTTCCGGGCATCCGCAGGCAGGCTCGACTTACCAGCCGACGCTTGCAACGGTCGTGGCATCGACGCCCGTGCCGAATCTTCAAGAAGGCCAGCAGTTGACTATCTCAGGAGCTAGTCCTTCAACCTGGGACGGAACTTTCACTGTCCTGTTTACACTCAATGCCGCGCAAATGTCTATTACCAATACGGTGCTGTCCGGCAACGTTGCAACTTACGCCTTCACTCTTGTCAGCGGTGTCACTCCCGCAGTCGGACAGAGGGTAACGGTGACGGGAACATCCAATGGAAACGGAATATTCAATGTCACTAGCGCAATCATCACCGCAGCTACGTCCTCGACATTTAGCGTGGCGATTGTTTCACCGAACATCACATCGGCCCCGGAAACAGCGTTTGCGATTGTTAACGGCACCAGATTCCAATTTGACCCTTTGCAGATTATCGCCACATCGACCACAGGTTCTCTTGTCGTAGCGGGACTCTTAGGCGCTGGAGTGCGCGGGGCTGTTGTGCTTTTTCTTACCACGAATGGCTACCTGACCGCGCCTTCTCCCCAGACCATTTTTACGCTGAGCGGTTCGGCCAACTCCATCATCGCTTCTCAGATTCCCATTGGACCGGATAACGTCGTGGCACGCGTGATTGCTTTTACCGGAGCAGGAGGAGCAACGCTAGCCGGAGGCGGCGGGTATTACTACTGGATTCCCGAGGATGTAAGTGTCATCAGCAACAATCAAACAGTGAACTACACCAAAACAATCATCAACGACAACACATCCACTTCGGCCACGTTCACTTTTACCGACGCAGTTCTGCTTGCAGCAGAAAGTATCAGCTTTCAAGGGACAAACAATTTTGCCCAAGTAGAGTTGGGAAGCTGTCTAGGAACTATCGCCTATGCCAATCGACTGTTCGTTTGGGGGGAAAACAACAAAATACAGAACCTGATAAACATGACCTTTGATGGCGGTGCCGGGAAGGTTCTGCCCGTTCCGACCGACCCTAGCACAATTGTTTCCACCTATCCGCTCGGTTGGACGCCCGATAGTGTGTACGGAGCGGGGATTGTTGGAGGAGGAGTTACCTCAGTCGTTGATTCTCCTGTGTTCGGAGACGCTTATCAGATTCAGACCATTTCTGGTGGGCTAGTGATTCAGGGAATGATTGAGCAGCCTGCTTTTGAGGATTCCTTCACGGCGCAGACAATTACATTCGGAACTCTAGGAAGAGGACATAAGCAAAAGGTTACTATTTCGAGTCCTCGCGGCGGCGCACCTATCATCCAGCCTAATACACAATACAGCATTAGATTTACTGCGCAACTGACTGCGGGTTCTAACTCTGATTCTGGTCTGAATGTGGATTTGTACAGCCCTTCTTTCGGCAAGACCTATGGGCTTTTCGGATGCACACCGACCGCGGCAATGCAAACATTTGAAGCTGACTTGCTCGACACTCCGCTCGCAACCGTTCCTACCGACTTGCTTTTAAGAGTTTATGCCATCAGCCACGAGCCTTTCATGGGAGTAAATTTCTATTTCGTTCCTACTTACCTAATCGACCGCATAGAGATTTATCCGACTCAGCAGCCCGTGCTCAACACACAGTTGCGTGGCTCTTACGTCAACAACTTTGAAGCCTTCGACGGCGTGACCGGAAACCTTGGAGTCGGCACACAAAACCAGCAGCCCGTGAGTGCCGCTTTCACTTTGTTTGACAATCTCTACGTAGTGCGGACTCGTTCATTCTGCTCGACCTCGGACAATGGCATCACCGAACCTGACGGCTGGACGATTAAAGAGATTGCTGGCATCGGAACACCTTCTATAAACGGTGTGGATTATTCGACCGATAAAGACAGCGAAAGCTGGGCGCTGATTGCAGGGCAGGCAGGACTCTATCTCTTTGACGGCGGTAAACCTCAGAAACTTTCCCCCGAAATAGACACTCTCTGGAACGCCATCAACTGGAAATATGGTTACACCCTATGGGTCAAGAACGACATCATCAACCGGAGAATTTGTATCGGTGTTCCTCTTGCGACGCCTAATCAATGGATGCCGAACTTCCCGGTAAACGCGAATCCTACGTCACCCAACGTAGTTCTGATGCTGTCCTACCGGGAATTGATGTCGAGCGGAGCGTTGACCAGCGAAGGCCCGATACGGCAGAGCTTCATGGGAGAACTCAGGACTTTTCAGTTAGGACGTAAGTGGAGCGCGTGGTCGATTCAGGCTTCTTATGCGGATTTTATCACTCGCACCGACACGACCCAACCTTTGTTCTATTGCAACAACCAGTTTCGCGGAAAGATTTACCAGCAACTCACGGGGAACTACCTCGACGACGGAGCAATCATTCCATGGGACTACGTCACAAGTCCGATGCCAAAAACACAAGAGGCACAAGCTCTCGGAATGGGCAATCAGATGCTGGATGCCGACATGATTACAGCACTTCTAACAGGGAACGGAAATGCACAGGTCAATATTTATCCCGACACGATTACTTCGCCGTATGCGCTCCCTCTGGGCGCGTATCCTCTCTCGCCTTCGCCAGCCTACGGGGACACGGAAATAATGGTGAATCAAACAGGGGCAAGATTCTTTCTAGAAGTGGCAAACGGTGGAACAATACAAGCGCCTGCTAATTTTGAATTGTCTCGCGTGGTGATGACGATGAAGAAAGCGGCATGGGCTGCATATCGAGGAAGCAATTAGATGCTCGACGGTGGAAGCTACTTGAGCGAGATACGGCAGACGCTACCCAGAACTTCCTTATTGCTTGAGAAAATCATTGATGGAGTCAACCAGGTGGGAATCTCGACAGGCGTTGACCCAACAGGCCATATTTCACCACCCGACCCGCCGCAATCCATTCAGGTTTCAGCAGGAAGCGACCACGTACACGTTACGCTTACCGATAGCGCACAGAGAAGTAGAGCGCTGAACTATTTCCTTGAGTGGAGTGCGAACGACCCTTCTTTTATGAAGCCCAACGTGGAACATTTAGGAGCGAGCCGTGGCCGTGTGATGGCTTTGCCTGCAAAAGACGGAAGTGGAGATGTAATCAGCTACTACTTTCGAGGATATTCAGCCTATCTCGGGTCTGAAGTGGCATCCGACAAGATTTACAACGGGCCGAACCTGAATCCTACGCCCGTGACGCTCACAGGAGCCTCCACGCTGAATCTGTTGACCTCGACAGGAGCAGGAACAGCACCAACGAGCGGAGAAGTTGGTGGACAGGGTTTTGGGACAGACCAATTCGCATGAAGATACGAGAATTCACGCTAAAAGATATTCCCGATATGCGCAGAATCCATGCGGAGTCGGGACTTCCGCAGAATTGCTTGCCGGACTTTGAGAGTCCGCTATTTGTGGTGAAGAAAGTAGCGGAGAACGGAAGTGGACCAGCACTCGGCGGATTCCTAAAGCTAAATGGAGAGATTTTCCTGCTTGTTGACCACAGCAAGGGAACTCCCGAGTCAAGATGGGAAGCCCTCGAAGAACTTACCGGGGAAGGTTTACATGAAGCGTACAAGGTCGGCCTTGACCACGTTACTGCTTGGTTGCCACCACAAGTAGAAAAACAATTTGGCAAAAGATTAGAGTCTTTGGGCTTCCAAAGAAGCCCCTGGAATTCGTATACGGCAATTTTAAGATAGAGGAGGTCCGATGGAGAGCGCGGACCGCAGTTTACAGCAACAGGCCGAAAACGCAGGCAAGACAGCATCAACCACAGGCGGAAACTACGGTGCCGCTGCATCCGGTATTGGTGCGTCGTTAATCCCACAGCTTCAGCGCGAAGCAACAGGCAATGTCGGCCTAACCCCTACGCAGGCGAATAATGAGCTAGTGGCAGGAGAGCAAGGAGCGGGAGGCGCTAATGCAGGCGTGGCAGGTGCGGCGGGGCTAAATGCGGCACGCACGCGCAACTCCGGGGCGCTATCAGGAGTTCTAGACCAAGCCTCTCGACAGCGAGGCCAGCAGATGTCGCAAAACGCGGTCGGGGTGCAACGGCAGTCAACCGACCTAGCCCAGCAGAATAAAGAACGAGCACAATCTGCACTTACCGGACTTTATGGCACAGATGTAGGCGCACAGATGCACGCAATGGGCCTAGAAGCTCCTGACATCAATGCGGGTGTAAACGCAGGGAATTCCGGGTGGTTTCAGAATGGAATTCAGTTAATCAATTCACTTTCAGGAGCAGCTAAAACCGCTGGGCAAATAGCGGAGAATGCCTGATGGCAACTGACCCAGTAACAGGGCAACCCATACCGGAAGAAGAACTCAAGAAGCGCATCGCGGAAAGCGCGACTCAGCCTCCGCGTCCTTCGATTCCTTCTCCCAACGCAATACCGCCAGCACCGCCCGTTCATACTATGCCAGCGGTTACAGTTCCCGTGTCCGCAACTCCGCCACCGGTAGGCGCACCGGCTTCACCGCCTAAGCCGCCTCAGACTGCGTGGCAGAAAATAGGGCACGGGATAAATCGTGCTGCAAACATCGCTGGGGACGTACTCGCTCCAAACATCACGGCGTTAATCCCTGGTTCCGACCTCAACAAGAACCTGATGGAGAATAGGGCGGCGAATCTGGCCGCGAAGGGAGCAAGAACAGGGCTAGAGAACGCGCAGGCGGAAACCGCTAGAGAATCGGGTCAGTTGGTTCCTTTCACCGACTCGCAGGGAAATACGCAGCAGGTTCCAATTTCCAAGTGGGGTCCATTAGAGATTGAACGAGAACGAGCAGCAGAGATTCAAAAGGCAACTGAGACGAAAGGACAAACGGCGCGGGATGTGGCCGACACTCAGACGGGTAGTAGGGAAAAGGTTGCGGGAGAAACAAACCAATCACGCGAGAAAATAGCCACGACCAATCAAGCGGCAGCAGACTCACGAGCGGAAGCACAGCGAGATAATCAGTTTAAGATTGCTCAGATGCGTGACAACCTAGAGAACATCATCTCGGGCAGACGTGAATCTACTCAGCGGGATATTGCTACTCAGGAATTTGGAACGGCAGAACACGACCTTGGCCCAGCCCCCACAGGAAAGCAGGAAGGCGCACGCGGAACTATGCCAGATGGAACTCCTGTGATGGTTAAGAACGGACGTCTGGTACAGCCCGGACAGGCAGGGGCAAAAACTACTGGAGGCCCAGGCGGTAAGCTCGGAGCGCAGAACCAGAATAGGGCCGAATTCGCTAAGACGGTCATCGACCAGATTCCGAACATAACCAGCGAAGTTGACGCTCTTGCAGCGAAGATTGGCCCCGGAGCAGGACGCTGGAACGATTTCTGGGTTAAGAAAGTCGGGGCGAACGACCCGGATTACGCTGCGCTAGACCAGGACTTGGGATTATTCGCATCAGCCGTCGCCGTGACGCACTTCGGTGCGCGTGGTGGTGGGCAGCACTTCATCGAAGCATTGAAGAAAGATTTCGGGCAAGCACAATCGCCGGAAGATTTGAAGGCCCGCATCAAGTCTGCGGATAAGTGGCTGACAGGCTACGCCAATATGGGGCAAGCACCTAAATGAGCAGCGCAGCGATAACTTGGGAAGACGAAAAGAAAGCTCCACTGCCTGAGATTAAGTGGGAAGACGAGAAGGCGCAACCTGCAAAACCGGCAGGGCCAGCTCCGACTACTGCGAACAATTCGATAGAAAATGCAGTAAAAGAAACAAATACCACTCCCGCATGGAAACGTCTAGGTTCTGGCCTCTGGGATGCCACTAAAGGACTCGTTGGTGGAATGACTTCGGGAATGCCTGACGCTGGTTCTGCTATGGCAAGCGGCGCTCGCATTGCAGGGGATGACGCCATTCGTAAGGCACAAGGGCGCAGCGTACCATATCGAGCGGTCGCGGGACTTGGAGAGGGTTTGGGAATAAACGCTCCGGGTATGGAAGATGCCGCGAGCCGTGGAGACATGGCAGGAATCATAGGGCAATCAATTCCTCCAGCAGTCGCCGCCACTTCATCACATTGGATACCAAAGGTTGCTGGCAAGATTGGCGGAATCCCTGATGCTCTCGGTGAAGCGACTCGCATGCAGGAGACGGGTAAATTAAAACCTTCAGTTAGGGCGCTTAGTCGTGCGACTGGCGCAGGAGTCGGAGGGATGACCGCAGGTGGCCCAGGCGCTGTTGCCGGAACACTTCTAGGGCCTAGTCTAGCGGATATGCTCCTGCCTGAGCATCCAAATCCTTACGGAGAATTTTCCAAAATCCCATCGAAGTTTCCGAAATCGTCTATCCCTTCAGCTACGGGGATGCCGAATGCACTAGAAACTTCAGCAACCAGACCAGCAGGCCGGATGGTTCTAACGCCGGGTGAATTCAACACCCGTGACGTTCTGGGAGATTTAGCCAAGAAGAACGCCAGCCGTCGAGGAATGGACTTCGCAGGCGGTATGACTCCAATGGAAGGAAGGAAAGTACCGAGATTTCCGACTGCGACACAGGAAGCGGAGTATCCAAGGCCGCGGGAGATAACCAAGTTCCCGAAGAAGGATGACGACGAATGAGTTACAACCCGAGCTTATCTAACTGCGGCGACAAGAAGAAAGCAATCAGCACGATTAAGAGGATGGTCACAGTAATCTCCTTTCTGCTTGCCATGTTATGCCCATCTGCCGCCTTCGGGCAACAGCCCGTTTTCCGATTGCAAGGAACGGTACAGACTCCTCTCGGCGCTGCGGTAGCCGGAGCGAATGTTGCCATCTGCTCGCAGCCAGCCACGTTGACTTCTCAGCCCTGCACTCCGCTTGCGACTCTGTACAACGCCCCGAGCACAAATACGACATCTCTAACCGGAGCTTCCTATGCGGTGCAACAGATTACCTTCGCGCTAGCCATAGTTCCTTCTGATGTTGTGGCAGGCTCTTACATTTCTATCACGGGAGCAAGCCCGTCTGGATATAACGGCGTCTGGCTCGTAGCTTCCGTCTCAGGGCTGAACGTAACGATTGCCAACGTATTCTCTAATCCCGGCAGCTACATAACAGGGGGAACAGTAACAACGAGCGCCCTGCCCAACCCCGTACAGACGAACGGCAACGGGTATTTTTACGCATACGTGGCATCAAATCCGTACACCGTTCAAGTCTATTCTTCTACCATTCAGACGCTGGTTTACGCAGACCAATACCCGTTAGGCGGAGGTGGAGGAGGCGGTGGGACTCCAGGTGGGGTTGATACGAACGTCCAAGTAAACGGCTCTGGAGTTTTCATCGGCCCCTCAGGTCTTATTTATACTTACGGTGCAACTCCTCCAGTTCTTTCAATACCTGGAAACTTGCGAGTCAAGAGCGGGCAGCCGTGGTACGACGTGACAGCATGGGGAGCGCATGGTGATGGCGTTACCGATGACACAGCAGCTATCAACGCAGCCTATGCTCAAGCCGCTGCTGACTTGAACGCCACAGGCACAGGCGGCGGTGGAACCGTGTATTTTCCTCACTCCACAGGATGCTATAAGTTTTCAACCATCAACATTCCCACAGGAACGCATGGATGGATTGTTTCGGTATTCGACAGCGGGCTTTGCGGCAACACGGTAGTTCCTGGCAACCAGTCAGCCTTCATCGGACATTCGGGAAGTTTTCAGGGGTTATCCGGCAGTTTCCTATATGCTCCTTCGGTTAGTTGGACGAACCCAACCACTCAGTCTGCTCCTCTGGTTGACTTGAACGGAGTAACGCAAGTCTATTTCGAGGGCATCGACCTTGAGGGTTTTAGCACGACAGCGGTTATTCACTCGCATGACAATTCCGGCGCTGGCTCGACGTGGGAGATATTCAGCAAGTGCGTCATCAACAACAATTCCTCCGGGGCAGCTTACCTAGCGGATGCGTCCAGTTCCAGTCAGGTATCGGGGTTTGGCTTCCGGTCTGAATACTCTTCCTGGTCTGGGCCTGCGAATCTAACCTTCACGAATTTCAATATGATTACCTTCGAGCATTCATTTATCGGTGGAAATAGTTCTGTTGTCGTGAACAACGCGGGCGTGCCGTCTGATGGGGATGTCGTATTCGATGATGTCCTCTCAGAAGGACTTGTTGGCAAGGATTTCGCCATAGCGACCGGAACTTACGTGAACGATTGGACATTTCGGGATACCAGGGTAGTGGACTTTACCGCGCCCGTGTACATGTTCAATAATCTATCGACTAATGGCCTGCGAGGCCCGGTTCACTTCGATATGAACCCAGTTGGGGCCATCGGTAACGGCCTGATGGACCCGGCAGGATTCTATCCGCAAGTATATTGCGAAGGGTCAAGCGCGAGTACTACAGGCTGCCCGGCCTATACGGATTCCATACCCAATAACCTGAGCACGCCACCTCCCGCTCCAGCTATTTTTCAGGACCGGCAATGGTATGACATGAGCGACAACTGGCGCTGCCTTACCCATGCCGGGGGAGTTTGCGGGATGGTGGTTGGGAATTTCCTTGCTTCTTTCATCACTGACGCGGCGTGGTCAACTTCTTCCGGCCTTTGCACTGATGCAAGCTCTCCTCCTCGCGCCGTAACGGCAGGCTGCTCTCCCGGCGTAGCGAATCTAACGCCAGTACCCAGAGTTCTAGTAAACGGTGCGAATAGCGGTACGCTGCTGACAACCACGGCTGGGCAATGCCCCGGAGGTTCGGGAAGCTCTGCGAGCTATCCGTATGTAGCCTCAGACTTTTCCTGCATCGTGACACGCGGCGCATCGACAGCAATGACCGACACGCTGCCGCAAGCAGGGAGCGCGGGATTTGCAAGCAATTTCTACCTCAGCATCTCAAATACGGGGACAGCTTTAGACACTATCACCACGACCACTAGTACTTTCACCTGCGTTGATAATTCACCTTACTGCTCCGGTTCAACGCTCAAGATTCCAGCAGGCAAGCTCTCCACAATCTGGTCTCCCGATAATGCCAACTGGAACGTAGCAATGGGCGGAGCCATCGGCACGCAAGACTATAGCCCGAATTACTACGGAGTCGGTGGAGGGACAGCGAATGCGCAGACAGTGACGCTATCACCTGGACCTACTTCTTATGTTACGGGAATGGACTTCTGCTGGGTTCCTACTAACAATAATACGACTAGCGGGGCGACCATAAATGCGAATGGAATCGGAACATTGGGTCTCTATAAATCAAACGGGAGTAGCTATGTTTCATTGGTTGCCAACGACTTAGTTGCAGGAGTACTAACTTGCGCTAAGGTTATAACATCCCCCACGGCTGCATTAATTCTAAACCCCCAAACTTTTACCGCTGGGGGGAATACGATTGTTTCTTCTCCGCAGTATCAAATCCCTTACTACTCCACGTCAGGCACAAGCAATGCGCTGACAGGTTCACCGAACGTCGTGACGGATGTAAACGGAGATATAATCACCCAAACTCCCGTAGCAAGCGCGGTGGCTAGTTCTCCGGGCGTCTTTGTCGAAGGAGTCTATCAGACAGGTGTTTCGGCTTACGCAGCGGATTCGTGGGGATGGAATGATATTATCGGTGCCGGAACGAATGGAACCAGCACTCTTACTTTAGTCCATAGCGGAACTTCCGGCGCAACCTCCATCAGCTTCCCCGGCCTGAACTTCAATGCTGGAGCCATCAAAGCTCTACTGGCCGCGACTAACGTGACCATTCAGTCTGGCATAAACAGTGGCGCAACGCAGGGCACATTCACCGCCACGGGCGGTAACGTTACTGGCGGTTCGGGAGCGTTCTCCGCTGGGGCCGCCAACTTAACTGGCGGGTCGAACGCCTCAACAAGTGGCAGTTCCAACGCGGGTGATGCAGTAGTGGAGGCAGGGAACTCCACAGCCGGGGGCAAGCAGGGTCACGCGAAGATGCTCCAATCCTTCACCGTCGCTTCCGCACTGTCGAACGCTCATGAAGTGGTTTGCATGACGACGACGGCGTATCAAGTCGCAGCATGCCCGCTCGCGGCCAACAATATCGTCGGCGAGGCAGAGACTGTCGGTGGCACAGGTACGCAGATTTTCGTTGGAACCGCTGGACAGTTCACGCTGATATTCGACGGCACTCCGGTAGTGGGAGACGTAGCCTGCGGACCACCGGCTTCTACTGGAACAATCGGATTTGCGCACGACAATGGGTCAACCGCCTGCACTGCCGGAGAATATGCTGGTATCGTGATTGGAGATGTGAGCGGAACTGGCTCCGGCGCGACTGCAACTGTTCTTATCAACAAATAGGAGGCTCGATGCACAAAAGACACTTAATCCTGCTCACCTTTCTGCTGCTGGTAGGCGGATGGCGTGCGCAGGGGCAGAACATCACGGCGGCAGGCTCAAGCTGTACGACGGCAGGAGCTTGCGCAGTAATTCAACTCAGCACCACAAATACCGGAAGCGTGACGTTCACTATCTCCGGAACCTTCTCGGCTACGCTGCAATTTGAAGTCCTCGCAGACGGCACGGAAGCTAACAAATCCTCAGTGAACTGCGTTCCGCCTAACTCTACCACTGCGGTTACGAGCACGACGGCAGCAGGGACGTGGACGTGCAACGTACCAGGAGCGCAAGTCTTCAGAGTGCGCTGCTCGGCTTATACTAGCGGCACGGCAGTGGTGGCACTGAACGCATCGAATGCTATCGACACCGCGCTGTTAGGAGGCGGTGGTGGCGGTGGTGGCAGCGGAACAGTAACCAGCGTGACCTTCACCGGAGATGGCACCGTTCTGAGCGCAACGCCATCCACGGCAGTGACAACCAGCGGAACGCTACAGGCCGCGCTTGCCACACAGACTGCAAACACCGTTCTGGGGGCGTTGACCGCTACAACGCCTTCAGACTTACCCCTTCCTTCATGCAGCGCCACTACCAGCGCCCTAATCTGGACATCGGGAACGGGGTTTGGATGCCACACGATAACTCCGGGGACAGGCACGGTTACAAATGTAAGCGGAACGGGATTACTCAGCACCACGAATCCGACGACAACTCCGGTGGTCGCATGCGCAACTTGCGTGGGGACAGGACAGGGCAATACGTACACCACGGGAGCACAGGACTTTACTGGAGCGACTTCGCTCCTCACTACGACCCAAGCAGCCAGCGACGCCAGCACCAAAGCGGCGAGCACGCAATACGTTACCACGGCAATAACCAACGCCATCGCAGCGGTTAATCCTGCCGTGGCAGTACTGGCCGCATCCACCGCAAATATTACAGGGACTTATACGTCAGTCGCGGGCGGCATCGGAGACACTTTCACCGTCACCGCAACGGGCGCTTTCACCCTCGACGGCATTGCTATCAACACCATTGGGCAGCGCGTTCTGTTGAAGAATCAAACGGACGCGACACAGAACGGAATCTATACGGCAACCATCGTGGGAAACGTAGCGGTATCTCCTGTCTTCACTCGCGCCCTTGATTACGACCAGCCATCAGACGTGAACAACACTGGAGCGATTCCGGTTCAGAGTGGTACCGCCAACGCGACCACAAGCTGGCTGCTTACTTCTAGCATTACGAGCATCGGCCCAGCGGGTAGCGCTTTTACTTACGCTCAGTTTTCCGTAAATCCATCGAACGTGGTCACTGCGGCCTCTCCCGGCGTAGGGCTCTGTCACTTTGCAGGTTTGACTCAGGCGTGTACGTCATCCGCCGTAGTGGCTGCCGACATAACCAACGCGACCATCACGGGAACACAGCTTTCTAGTACCATCGCTCTACCAAACGGGGCCACCGCAACAACCCAATCCGTAGCGGACAACACAACAAAGATTGCTACGGATGCCTTCGTTATAGCGAATGCAGGAACTGGGATAGCTAGTGCTTTAATGGGGGGCAGCACCTCAGCGATTACCTGGTCAACGACCAATAACTCGCACAATGCTTTTGGCGGACCGCAAGCAAGTAACACCACCGCTGCTGCGATTGAAAGCGTGGCAGCAAGAGCCTTCACAGTTACTGCAATTCGATGGAATCTCAGCGCGGCACAGGCCAGCGCGACGGTTAACCTAACTTTTACTTTAGTAGACGCTACTGCGAGCACCAGCACTCAATGCCAAGTAACGACCAGCGTATCGACCACGACTACCTGTACGGCGACAGGGTTGTCTTTTTCCGTAGCTGCGGGAGATTTATATTACGTGGAATTTGCCATCGGCGGCGGGACTGGGACATCCGCATCCTTGAACTGGGGAATCCTCTACCAATAATGAAACGCCTTCTTATTCTTCTCTTGTGGGCCATCATTCTGTTCTTGTTGGCCTTCCCTGCGTTTGCGCAGACGACCATCACCAACATTACCGTGCAGCCTGCGGAGTGGGGCGCGATGCCTGTCTATCCTTCCGGCACGCGCACAAACGCTCCTGTTACTTTCGGCCTGGGAATCCCCGACGCAGATGCGATGGATTGCCCGAACATTGGCGGCACTGGGTCAGGATGGTCGCAGATTCCGCAGAACGAGGAAGCCCCGACTCTGATAGGCCTGTTCAACGGCTCGACGCAGATAACCGCGCAATTCCGTTGCACTGCTCGTTGGCCTTCAGGTCATGCGAAATGGGTGCTGACTGACGCGCAGTTAGGCTCGTTCACTGAATGCCAACTGACCGGACTCCCTGGCTCTTGCACTGGTTCGCAAGGCTTCGATACTTCCATCACAGTCAAGCAAGTCACTTCAGGCGGTGGAAATGTCACATGCACCGGAGGAAGTTGTGTTGCGGCGACTCCGATGGCCGTGGACAATGGAACGACCATCACGGTCACGACTGGGGCAGCAACCTTCATCATCCAGAAAGCGAATTATGACCTGTTCCATGATGTTCTAATAGGCTCGACGCACATCGTTGCGGCAGGGATTCATGATGCGACAGACGGCATCGTAGCCGTAGGACCGAGCCATACGCGATACTCGGCAGGCGGCATAAACGCTATTTCTTGCGTCCCCGGAGTCTCTGGAACTTCCGCGCCGTATGCTTCTGGGCCTATCGGAACAGTATATGCAGGAGTCACGGTATGCGGTTCCGATTTGACAGCAACCTACACTTCTGCTAACGACAATTCATCTACATGTTTCATCGAAGAAAACGGCTCCGTTCGCTCGGTGGTGATGTGCCAAGGCAATCTGGTCAATTCTAGCGGGGACATTTACCTGCAATGGCGCACACGCCAGCACTTTTGGGCTAATCATTCCGACACTAAGACTTCCGTTGCCATTCGCAATGCTATCCCCGCGAGCATGGGTACTCAGTCGATAAACACCGCATACAGGGAAGCGCAACAGATAGAGTTACATCTGACCGACAATCTAGGTTCGCCATCCTCGCGTAATTATAAGCTCAGCACAAATAATGTCGCATCGCCTGTCACCGGAACCATTTCTTCCGCACAATTTGCAGACGAATGGATTGGCTACACCACCAGCGGGGCTGTGCCGGACATCAACAATGACCCGAACTGCGGCGCACAAGTTGGCGGGGACGATTGCGTGCAGTTAGAAGTAGCTCGTGCTGGCCCGTCCTTCAACAACCGTTACGCATCCCTCAGCGGAACACAGTATAACGACAGCAGCCATACGCCTAATCCAAGCACGATTCTAACCCAAACCATCTATCCGGTCGGCTGGGCGGATTTAGACGATGGCGCAAATGGAATTGAAACCGGCGTCTACCAAGCCGCTGGTTACTGGCCGAAGTCTTTGGAATATCAGCCCGGCGTTACAAACACGAGCAACAATGAAATCATCATCGGCCTTCAGCCGAACCAGCTTGAAGTAACAGGCGGGGCAAATAGCATTGAGAACTATCAGTACTGCGTACCGGGAGCATCTTGTCCTTCGCGCGTCGTCAATACGGTTGTCTCAGGTGGAGGCTCAGGAAATTACGTCTATACCGTAAACGGAACGAGCAACCTGGCGAACGGTGAGACGGTAACAATCGTCACGGGTGTCAATCCCACGGCTCAGTCTTATGTGCAATGCACGGTTGCGAGCTTCACCAGTACCACTATCACCTTCAACAATTCCGGTGGGTGTGCAGGTGGCGCTCCAGCGAAAAGTGCCACGACTTTCGTTGTGCAATGGGGAGCAACTTGTACGGCCACAGGCTCAACGCAATGCAACAGTGAGCCATTCACGTCTTACGTTACCGGCTACCCGCGCTACTATATCACCGACACCTATTGGAACTTCCACACAGGAACTCAGACCGCAACAGTCGCGCAGAATAATTTCCTATATTTTCAGCACTACATGCTCGCGCGGCCTACGTCCTATAATTATTACAACACGGTAGTCGATGCCACGATGGGTTTCCCAGCTCTAAAGTATGCAATCCCCGATCCCGTGCAAGAGGACACGCTTTACATCGCACGAAGCGTATGCACTACGACGGCAGGAGCCTGTTTGGGAGATGTGGGCAATCCAGGTTTCTCTTTCACTGGCAATAACACGATGAATTTCTGGCGGTACTTCGATGATGAAACCGGAGGCCCGCAGACTGGTAGCCAATTCGAGCAACGCTTTAGCTTCATGCGGAACTGGTTGCAACGTGGTTCAGGAACGCTCGCGGACTCCAATCCAGGCAGGATGATTTGGGC